TCTGCTTTTGGATATGCAGCCGAAAGACATCTTTATATATGTAGAGAGTCCGGAAGATTTGGAACTGAAAAAGAAATTGCAAAAAAAATAAAATATCACTTGTAAAAGTGATATATGTGTGCTATAGTATAGTCAGATCAAGAAAACAGCACAGAGCCGAAAGGGGAACGACATATGTTAAAATTAGAAAATCTGAAGAGGAAGAAGGAGAACGGAATGACCTTGTATTTTTATGCGGGGTTGGGTTGGGTAACCGCAGAACGGTTGAGCCAGCCGGATGTTGCAGAGAACGAAGCAGTCAAAGATTTTGATTGCAATCCGAAAAATTCCAGAAAGTGTTCCGACTGCCCGCACAACCGAAATTTTTCGGATTGGCAAGATAGATTGCCGTGTGGTCAGTACCACTGCTGGGTTGACGTAACTTGCAGGAAGGAGAACGGAATATGATTAGATGGAAGGCAACGAGTGTGAATGGACTTGTGGAATATGAGCAGGAAGCGGAAAGTTTCAAGGAGCTTTTCGATGCGCTGGACGGAAGAGGAATAATTAGCGATCCTGATTTCCCCCTTTATGATACGGCACTCTTGGAAAAATACGGGAAATCATTTGATGATGCCGGTTTTAAAGACGAGAGTGGCGAACTTGATTATGAAAAAGTTGATAATTTCTTAGATGGAAAAGAGTTGTCCGATAAGGAGTTATACGAATTAATATGCTCCCGAAACGGGGAAGCATATTATCAAAAATTTATGAGAGAAACCGAAAACGGCATCGTTGAAATCGGGGAATCAGATTTTGATAAAACCGGCAAATACAAATATTAAAAATGCCGGTGGATAATCCACCGGCAACAGTCACGTAAATTTGAAGGTACTAAACCTAATCTTCCAAAACTTACGTGGTTAAGAATAGCATATAATAACTCAAAAGTCAAGAAAATATTTTGACAACATTTATATTAACAAGACAAGAAAGGGGAAACACCATGAAAAAATATATTGTAAAAGATCGGGGCATTGAATGGAGTTATGACAACAAAGAAAAGGCTGCTAAGAAAGCCGCTGATCTGAACACGGAAGTAACAGAAAAAACCGTGTGGAGATATTACGCCCCATATTATACAAGCGGCGCTGCAAACTATCGGGAAATCACGGGTGAAACTTTAATAGACACAATAGAGAAAGGCTTTGATCAGATCATAAAAGATTATGATCTTGGCGGCGTTTCAGGCTTGAAATTGAAGTCTGTTAAATTACAAAAGGAAGATGGGTATGCGAATTTAGTTGTAGATTTTATACCACTCGGAAAACTTGGAAAAGAACTTTCAGAGGAAGAAAAGGCAGTAAAAATTGAATGGGTTACAGATGATGAATTCCAGGGCGAATACACTTTTACATTGAACAAATAAAAGGCTAGCGGAGTCGATAAGCTCCGCTATTCTGCATTAAGGAGCAAATAAAAACATGGCTAAAGTTGTAAAAAAATGCGTTGTCTGCGGGAAAGGGTTTTATTGCGAATCATCGCGTGACATTGTGACCTGCTCGAAAGAATGCCGGTTGATACATTTGAGCCAAACACATACGGGGTTAAAGCGCTCCGAAGAGAGCAAGCGCAGGATGTCAGAAACAAGGCGCGCGAATCCGCGAAATACAGAAATACAGCGAAAAGCTACAGAAGCCGCAAAGAACAGTCCGAAATCCGGACGGTTTGAAACAAACAGGGCGGCGATAGATTGGCATTTAGTAAGCCCAGAGGGAGAGCACTTTTATATTCACTCCCTGTCCTTTTGGCTTAGGGAAAATTGCAATAAATATTTTGGAGTAGAGCCGGACAGCAAGCAATTTTTTAATATAATTGCGGGGTTGAGCCGCGTTAAAAGATCGGTTCTTGGGACACTTCCAGAAGGGCAACGCCCCGGATATAGTTATAAAGGTTGGTCAGTGATTCCGACCGAGGATGATAAACAGGATAAATAAAAGATTGGACAAGGGCAGTTTTCCGGCTGCCTTTTCTTTTTTGCCATGTCCAAAATCAACAACGTGTCCGGGCATATCTTACAAAATCTCCGAAAAATCGTAAACGAACTATGAAACTTTTCTTAAATTTTTATAAACAATGATAGTTGTATTAGGTTCTTGACAAGTTCCAAAATGATAGAATAGTATCAGTTTTTGGTAAAAATCGTCTGACAATCGTCTGACATAACACGACACAATCGTCCGACGTCGCTTTTTCAGATCTTTGATTCTCTTTCTCTATCTTTTTCTTAATCTTTTAAATTAATAATAATATACTGTATCTAAAGCCTATAGGTTTATAGTAAGTGTATATCCGCATACGCGCGCGGCGTAAGTATATAATACCACCGTAAAAAATTAAGGCTTGACTTTAATCCCGGAAATAGTGTATACCAGAATCAAAGAGATTAAACAGAACGGAGGTGTGAATAGTATATGCAGGATATAAAGAGTGTAGAGAATGTAGATCTTACAAGCCTTATAGTGGATCTAGGTACAGTACAGATATACACATCAACTGTACAAGACTTAATAGACAACGCTTGTATAGAATTTCACATCGATGATCTGTTAAAGGCTGGACAAAGGCAGTGGAAAGCTGTTATGCAGTATGTTGGTATGCATTTATTCCCAGATACGAAAGTCTTAAAGGACAAGAGTTTAAGTCCTCTTAACAATGGGACTATACCGACTAACTGTAACAGGTATGACAGAGAGGTATTGTATAGGCTTTGTGATTATTATATATACATCTCCAATGTGTATAGCAAGTTGGTAAGTACGGTAGCATTTAGTTATTTTTGTAATATACCAACCAATACGATGGATATATGGGCTAGCGATGAACCAAGTTCGCTGACTTTCAAGATGTGGCAAAAATTGCAGCGATCCCGTAAGGATTGTATCCTAGATCGTGCATACGATTCCAATAGCCCTGTAGGCACCATGTTCGTGGGAAATAATGAATTCGGCATGAATCAGCCCGGCATTGGCGATAATGCCACGCAACGCAAGGCAATCACAGCGCAGGAGCTGCCAAGATTGGACGAGAAAAAGAGTCAAGAATTGCACGCAATTGATACACAATTTACGGATGCAGCGGTAAATAATACAGTTTAAATTGTGTGTGATTATTCTACAATTCACAAATGCAGTAATACCAAGGGCTGTAGCGTTTTAACTATTCGTAAACTATTCGGAAAAGTTAGGTTTTGCGAATAGTTGCAAGGGTATGACATGAATTGTATTAAAACAATTTGATTTTCACACAATGACAACAAAACGAAACGGAAAATATTTTAGATTTCCATGTTTGCAGAAAAGGACGGGGAGGGGGTCTGACAGAAAGACCACCGGGCGGCTACTAAGTCCCTTAAATACCTCAAAAAATAAAAAGCCACTTACAACACACCCATTGACTTTCATCGTAAATAGGCTATAATAAATTTATAACAATTCACTTTCACGTTGCGAATCGCAACTACATTTCCAAAAAATTTTTTAAAAACAAAAAGAGTGTTTCGGACAGGAGAATGATATATGACCGGAAATGAGTACCAGAAATTAGCCATGCGGACAAATGATCGCAAGGCGACAGAAAGAATTTCGGATAAACTTGATTTGCTTAAATTTTGCAAAAATAACAATATCGCATCTGCGTTGCAAGATTATGACCTTGGCGGTATCTTTAATGCTTGCCTTGGGTTATCCGGTGAGGTTGGAGAGTTCAACGACATGATTAAAAAGTGGATTTTCCACGAGAAACAGCTTGATATTGACCACGCAAAGAAAGAAGCTGGAGATATTTGTTGGTATCTTGCAATGCTTTGCGAATCCTTCGGCTGGAGCCTTGATGGAATCATGCAAATGAACGTAGACAAACTTAAGGCACGTTATCCGGAAGGGTTTGACATTGAAAGAGCAAACCACAGGGCGGAGGGCGATGTGTAATGGCAAGCTGCAGCAATGAGTTGATGAAAACCGAGTATTCCGAAACCTTTGATGAAAAGCGCAAAGGTTTGATTGAACAGTCGTATTACAAATACGGACCGGCAAGAATGAACTTCTCCACAGGGAATGTGGATGCAATCGAAAGTTTGAAAATGAATCTTGCCAAGTTTGAAGAGACCGGGAACCTTGAATATCTGTGTGATGTTGCGAATTATGCCATGTTCCGGTTTATGTTTCCGCAGCAGGGCGAGTATTTCGAACATACGGACTCTGATTCATCTGCCGGGATCTTCGGTATGAGCGTAAATGAAATGGAACGATTCAAACAGGAACACAGCTTTGAGGATGGGAGATATTGATATGGCTTTGAAAGTTATTGCAACAGCGGCAGATGCCCTCGTAATACTGGGACTTATGAGAGAACAGGTAAAACAAAAAGACAATTCAAACGCAATTGGTTATTTGCTTTCATACGCGATCTTTGCAATGAATATTATGGTCATTTGGAAATGATGGGCTATCGCCAAGCGGTAAGGCACAGGATTTTGATTCCTGCATTCCGGGTTCGAATCCCGGTAGCCTAATTGGTTGCATGCTGACGTTTCATGTAGCCACGTATGTTTTTCATATGTACTTGAACCCTTGGTTGAGTGATTCAAGCATTTGGGTTCCTCCTTTCGCCACTAGGACGATTCTGTTAAGGACGGTGCGAGACCGTCCGATGGCTTTCAATCATGCGTCTATCCAACGGCACATGATCGTGTAACGCATAGCACGTAAAACATATTGCTAACCGTCTTGTGGCGGTTATGGGGATTTAATTCAGTGGCAGAAGACACGGCTTATATCCGGGTTGTCGCGGGTTCGATTCCTGCAATCCCAACGATAGGTCTTGCGTATTCTTTAACAGGAGTATGCGAAGTGGATTATAAAAGAAACGCACAACAAACAGGCTGCGAGTAGGAAGTACAACAAAAGCAGTTCAGACAGGACACTCGAAAATATCCCTATGCGTTTGGTAGCCTTTGAACGAGTGCATCTTGTCAATTTGGCAGTGTTCCCATAATGGAATTGGAGCCGGTTGCTATCCGGTCGGGCGTTTGTTCGCCTTGTAGGTTCGAATCCTACACACTGCGCTTGCCCGAAATAGGGCGTTGATGTGTGGCGGAATGGGTAAACGCTATGAAATGTCTATTGCAAAATGCAATACAGAGAAAGTATTTCTCAGGGACATTATGAGAAAGTAAATCTTTTCTGCGAGGTTCAAATCCTCGCCACATCAATTCCTTATCTCCACTTAGTCGGGTGCTACTGCAATAGTTCCGGTCGATGGGAGACTTATGGATGGTAGCGGTATCATTGGAAACAGAAACCCCTTCCGTGATTAGAAATTGCAGATTTGAAAGCGGTTGGTATGGTTTTGGCTGACAGGGTTCGATTCCCTGTACCGCTATTCGATGATGAAAACATTGTGGAATATTTATATCAAACAAAAGACACGGAATCTCGCGAGGATTCCGATTTTTGCTATGATTGAGGTGTAATATGTGTGATTTTTGTAGGAATAAAAAGAAAATCATTGATGGTAAAGGAAATTTAGTCCTTTTGGGAGCTGAAAATAACATGATTTTCGACAATAGCGATGGAAAAGAGGTTGCAGGAGCCGTAAAAATTAATTTTTGCCCTATGTGCGGTAGAAAGTTGGTGGAAGAATGAAAGAAACTATTTTATATATTTCAAAATCAGAGCAGGACATACGAAGTTTTCTGAAATATCTTCAATCAAAGCTAAAAGCAGAACAAAAGGAATGTACCCTAGATGAAAAACACAATATTTTAAAAGTACCAAAATATTACGATATTGTCGGAAAGAGCATTTACGGCAACAGACTTGGGGTAGGCTATGGATATTGCAAATATTATTGTTTTTCAGAAGCGTATAGCAAAGATAAGTATAGCAATAAAGAGAATGAAAAACTTAAAGATATTCTTATGCACACAAGAGAGGGTGCGGAGGAAATATCAGGACTTGATATTTTATGTATGCTAGGGTTGGTTTGAAAGGCGGTGGAATGATGAAGCAGAAAAAAGAAATTTTATGCACATGTATTAACCATGAAAATTGTCCATTAGACCCGGTTAGTTGCGGATGTTCAATAGAAACTACGACTTTTGAAGATGCTTGTATGGGTAAAAGAACATTCATTCCGGGAATCGAATGTGATAAGTGAGGGATTTATATGAAACATCAAAAAGAATGGTGTACTTGTGATCGTTGTGGTGCGGAAATTAAAAAAGGAATACTTTGCGGAAATTCGGTTACAAGAAACGGCGTTTTTAATACCACATACGACTTGTGCTATAAATGTATGGAAGATTTTGAGGAGTTTATGAGAAATGACAGTTAATATGGGAACACAAACCTATGAAATGAGCCGCAAGCAGGCAAAAGCCATCCTTGAAACTGCTAAGAAACTTGCGGATTGCAATATATATGGCATCGAAAAAGGCAATATAGTGATTATGCTGAATGAAAAGTATGATGACGATATGAGCCTTAAAAAAGCCGTAGAGGAGTATAAGAAGAAAGGGTTCAAGGTGCATTGGAAATGAAAACACTAGTTGATTTTATCAAAAATTTGAAATCTTTTTATCAGTTTTATAAAGATTATAAATATAACGGTGCTGAATGTGAGTTTATTATCCAGAATTATCAAGAAGTTTTATGTAGCCGAACAAAAACTATGAGCAAGCCGACATATTATGCAAATTCCGTTATTGGAGAGATGGATAGGTGGTATGAAGATTCTTGGAAATCTATGTATAAATGCGAACCATTTGAGCCAGAAGAAGAAAAAATTATGATAAAATCCGATGGCAAAACCGCACAAGTGTTTATTGACGGCAAAAAAGTAAGCTGCACGGACATGGAGTTGCATTTTATCGCTCATGCAAAGCAAAGTCCAATGATTAAAGTTGATGCACGATGGCATAAAACGGATGAAAACGGAAATGCAATTCTGAATGAGGATAAGACTGCGATATTAACAGAGGGTATAAAAATAAATTGTTGAGGGGGCGAGATTATGAAAATATCAGAGATGAATATTTCGGTTAGATTATACGCAATTTTACACAAACACGGAATTGAAGCCATTGAAGATATGAGTAATTACACACCCGATGACATCATTCGTTGGAAAGATATTGGAAGGAGAACATTAGAAGAATTATTAAGTACAATGAAAAGCAATGGCATCAAGTTTAAAGGAGAATAAATCATATGAAGAAGAAAATTTTAGTAGTAATGTTGGCAGTTGGAATGGTAGCAACATCATTAACTGGATGTGCTTTCGAAACTGAATCAAAAAAGGTTACATATAATATGAAACAGGAAGCTGAGAACTTTAATGTTCTTAGAAGATTTGCAGTAATCAACACTCGTACTGATAAGGTTGAGTTTGAAATGATTGGTGCATTTAGTAGAGAGGATGCAACAGATGATCAGGTGACACTTGTTGTAGAGATGGAAGATGGTACATATAAGAGACATATTATTGGACTAAATGAAGATACGATGTATGTCATTGAGGATTTAGGTGGTGCTGAAGTGAATAAGTACAAGTATGAGGTTAATTATATTCCAGAGTCGATTGTACCATTTGAGATTACAGATAAAAAGTAAGCAAAAGAAACCGAAGTTTCCTTCGGGTGATAAGAAAATGAGAGAATACATAAATGTACTTGAAAACAGAATTGATGAATTAGAGAGATAATCAGACCAAGAAAATAGTCTTTAAATAATTTCCGAAACACTAAGAGGTGCGTACAATATTGGTGTGCTAAGAATAGCTTTTACTACTGACTACGCATATTACCGGCTACAGATTGATTGTAGTCGCTACCCTAAAACAGTTATAGGCAGAAGTCAAGGCACTTCTGCTTTTGCGGAGGTGCTTTTTATTTGGCTTCAAAGCAGTTAATCAATGCAGTAAATGGATATGAAAATTACATACAGAGAAAAGGCGTTGATGAACAGGTAATAGATGCCTACATACAAGCCGTAGCGGTTGCCTTAAGGACAGAACATGATGTTGATTATGGATTGAAAATATCCGCAAGGGCAAAACAACTTATAGCAAGCTATGTCAAGCAATATACAGGCGGCAGAGTTGCAGACTTAGAAGTGTATGCTGCGGAACATGATACGACATACAAGGTGCTTCAACAATTCTACGATGTTTTGATGTATGAATCAGCCTATCTCGTGGACAGCTTTTTTTATTACATTGAAATTGATGAAAAGGATCCGTGGAAAAGATTTTATTTTCCAAGAAGAAAAGTGCTACAACCTGTAGTCGGAGCATACCAGGAGATTTATGACGGAAAATTGGATTTTCTGTCTGTATCGCAACCGAAAAGAACAGGAAAAACAACAGGCGGTCTGAAATTGGCGCAGATGATGGGCGGACGCGACCCGGACGGAAGTATATTCGGTGTTGGAAAAGGCGAAGGACTTGTTAAGCGATTTTATGGCGGCTTATTGCAAGGCTTTGAAACAGAAAGCACGTACAACAGATTCTTAAGCGTTTTCCCGGAAGCAACAAAGATAGGCGAAAAGGACTATAAAAGTGCTGAAAACCTATCAATCGACCTTAAAAACAAAAACATCTTCCCGACATTTACCTGCAGACCTATTGATGGTGCAATCGTAGGATGTACCGAAGCAAATGTACTTGTCTATATTGATGACTGCGTTAAAAACCATGAGGAAGCACGAAATAGAGATAGATTAGAGTTTCTTTGCGAAAAAGTAACAGACGATGTTCTCGGTAGACGATTAGAGGGAACACCTATTATCATACAGGGAACGAAATACAGCTTGTACGACCCAATTACGGCTTTGCAAAATAAAGCTGATGAATTGGAGTGGAGATGGAAAGAAGTTGCGATTCCGGCACTTGACCCAATCACAGATGAAAGCAATTGGGAGATTTATCGAAAAGATAAAAAGGGATTGCGGAAGATATTCACAACCGTTTACTACCAAAAGGAAAGAAAACTTGTTTCGGAAGAAACGTGGGCGGCAGAGTTCCAACAAGAACCATTTGAAGCAAAAGGGCGAATGTTTGCGGAGAATGAGCTTAATTATTTTGAGGAACTTCCTGTTGACCGAGAACCAGATGCAATTATGGCGGCTTGTGACAGTGCGGATAAGGGAGAAGATAGTTGCTCAATGCCGATTGGATATGTGTACGGCAACGAGGTTTATATCGTAGATGTAGTGTTTGATAATGCCGGAACACAGTTTACCAAGCCAGAATGTGCAAATATGCTTATTAAGCACAACGTAAAGACGGTTACATTCGAGAGTAACAGTGCCGGAGAATATTTTGGTCGAGATGTAATGGACATTGTAAAAAATCAAGGCGGAAGATGTAGCGCACGGTTCAAGTTTAATTGTTCAAACAAAATAACTCGAATGGAAAACGCAAGAGATAATATCATTCGTGATTATTATTTCCGCGATTTCAAGAAAATGGACAGGCAAAGCCAATATTATAAGTTTATGAAAGAACTTACAACCATGACAAGAAGCGGAAAAGTAAAGCATGACGATGCACCAGACAGCATTGCATTGTTTGAAAACGAAATGAGAGGAAAATGTATTCGTAAAGCAACAATTATGTCAAGTCCTATATAAAAGGAGGGTTTGTATGACAACCAAGGATTATTTGAACCAAATAAGCAGACTCAATAGAATGATAAATAATAAGCTGGCAGAGGTATCACAGCTTAGAGAGCTTTCCCACAGCATATCGGCGGTAAAAAATGAAGAAAGAGTAATGTCGTCATCTGACCCAGATAAAATAGGCGCTACATACGCCAAAATTGACGAAATGGAGCATAATCTTGATAACGTGATAGATGAATACATTGAAAAAAAAGATTTGATTATAGGGCAAATAGACGGCATAGAGAATGAAAATTACTATAATATTTTGTTTTCGAGATATATAGAAAAGAAAACTTTTGAAGTTATTGCTACAGAAATGAAATACTCATGGAGACAAATTATCAGACTTCACGGAAATGCTCTTAAATCATTTGAAGAAAAATATGGTAACACATATTTAAAGATGTCATAGAATGTCATACTGCGCCAATGATATACTGTATTTGTAAGAAGTTACAAAGATGTTTTTTATAAACATATTCCTTATCAAAAGCACCGTTGCTTAATTGTGGCGGTGCTTTTTGTTATGCAACGAGGTAAAAATATGAATTTTTATATGAATAAAGATAAATCAATCATGTGTCCGAACTGCCATAAGTTTTTAACTAAAGCAGACAGCAAAGACCCACGAACACATAAACTGGCTTGTAGACACTGCCACAAGTGGATTTGGTATGTGCCTAACGATGATGACAATTTTCAGATTAAGGAAATACCGGACAGAAGAAGTTCGAATGGCATGAGATTTTATTAGAGGTGTAGACAATGCAGACAGGAAGAATTGTCATATATACAGGCGCAAAAGAAATAACGTCTGACAATATAATACCAATTTTGCGTGAAGCAATTTTGAAACATGATATTAATTCTAACAGAATACAGTTTCTTCTTGATTATGACGCAGGAATACAGCCAATAGTTAGGAAGAATCCAAAGACTTACAGACCAGACATTGACTGTAAGTGCTGTGATAATGTAGCTAATGAAGTAACGGAGTTTAATTTAGGTTTTAAGTGGGGAAATCCTATAACGTTAGTTCAAAATGGCGACAATGAGGATTCTAACCTTACAAAAGCTATAGCGGAATTAAACAGTTGCTACGAATCGCAGAACGCAAGACAGAAGCAGCAAGAACTTGCAAGATATGTTGAAATCGGTGGTGTTGGATATGTCCTCATTGATGTAAATACAGAGTACGAGGATGGGGAAAGCTATTTCACATACAATGTATTAGACCCAAGAACAACATTTGTTGTAAGGTCAACCGCCTACAGCGACAAAAGAGTTGTTCTTGCTGGGACATATATAAAAGATAAGCACAGCGGTACCAGGTATTACACTTGTTTTACCAAAGATACGAGATATGAAATTACCGACGGAATAAAAATCACTAACGGAAAAAATAAAGGAAAAACAAAATGGGGGTTTTTGGAGAGAAGTGGAGAAGAAAACCCACTGTATAAAATTCCTATTATTGAATACGCAAGGTCATTTGATAGAATGGGCTGTTTTGAACGGCAAATATCTGAAATGGATAACTTAAACCTACTCATTTCAGATTTTACAAATGATGTCGAACAGAATACACAGGCAGTATGGCATACAAATGATGTTGATTTCCCAGTTGAACAGGAAACAACAGTTGATAAAGATGGAACGCAACGAATTACTGAAAAAGTAAGGAAGCCAAAATCTGGAGAATGGATGCAGACCTACACGTCAGCAGATGGCAAAACTCCAATAGTTGAGCCACTTGCAATTAATTACGATTACACAGGTATGCTTAATAATATCCAATCAAGGCGACAGATAATCTTGCAGAAATGCAATGTGCCACAACGAAATGATAACAGTGGTGGTAGTACAGGAGTTGCAATGTCAGACGCAACAGGTTGGTCACAGGCTGAAACAGCGGCGGCAAAACAGCAATTAATTACTGATGGCTGTAAAATGGAAGAAATAAAAGTTGTTCTTGCGGCTATTAAGTTGTCAAACAATGTTAACAGCAGCAACCCATTACTTAAATTAAGGGCAAGAGATGTAAAGCCTAACATTAAGCGGCAAAAAACTTATGAAATGTCAACAAAGGTTAATGCCATGGCAACATTGATAAGCCACGGATTTAGCCTTAAAGATACAGTTGATGCAATTCCATTCTTTGATGACCCTAACGATGTTGTAGCGAGAAGCGGAGAAATGGTTAGGGCATATCAAGACAGTATAATCAAAAAAGATGCACGGAACCAAGCAGAGGGCGGAGATGGAGAACAGCCACCTAATAAAGACCGCACAATGCAAGACTTATCAGACCAGGCAGAAAATAGTCCGATTATAGATAAGAGCAGAACAGATAAATAATTGATATTGAGCCACAGGGTAGAAAATGCCTTGTGGCTTTTTATATGCCCTAGAGAAAGGGCAATACAAATATCGCAAGAAGTTGAGAGAACAACAAAAAACGCAGAAAGCAGAGGTAAAGAAATTATGGCAGATGTAATTAACGCAACAACAGAACCAACAACTAACAATGAACCACAGAACGAAGAGCATACACCTAGCGTAGAAGAACTTATGGCACAGCTTGCTAGTGAAAGAGCTGAAAAAGAGAAGTATAAGAACGCTTCCGATAAAGCCAGTTCAGAAGCAGCTAAGTATAAGAAAGAACTTCGCTCGAAGCAGACAGCAGAAGAACAGGAAGCGGAAGCAAAAGCGGAAGCTGAAAAATTGCAGGCTGAAAAGTTCGAGAACATGAGCAAAGAACTTAATCATATGAAAGCTGTCAATGCTTATCAGAAAGTTATAGGTGATGGAAAGGATATTGATTCTTTGATTGAGGCGGTTGCAGATGCAGACCATAGCCTTATAGCAACTGTAATTGCTAATGAAGTGCAAAGACAGGTTAAAGAAGCAAAGGCAGAGTGGCTTAAATCAAGACCGGCTATTAATACAGGCAGTGGAGAAGAAAGCACGATAACACAGGAACAGTTCAACAAGATGAATTACCACGAAAGAGTGGAGTTCAAAAATAAGAATCCAGAACTTTATAAAAAGTTCACAGAGTAGAAAACGGAGGTAAATAAACTATGCCACAGACTAAGTTAGAAAATTTAGTAGACCCACAAGTAATGGCTGATATGGTATCAGCTAAGTTACCAAAGAAAATTAAGTTTTCGCCTATTGCAAGAGTTGATACAACACTTGTAGGCAGACCGGGAAGCACAATCGTTGTGCCAAAGTATGCTTATATTGGTGACGCAGAAGATGTAGCAGAAGGCGTTGCTATGGGTACAACAGTACTTACAACATCTACAACAGAAGCAAAGGTTAAGAAAGCAGGTAAGGCTGTAGAGCTTACAGATGAATCAGTATTATCTGGTTATGGCGACCCGCTTGGTACGGCTATTAATCAGATTGCTATGTCAATCGCTGCAAAGGTTGATAATGACAGCTATGACGCACTTTGCACAGCACCTATTGATTACGATGGAGCAGCAGCGCCTATCAGCTATTCAGCAGTTGTAGCGGCTAATAGCAAGTTTGATGATGAATCTGATTCATCACTTACAAAGATATTATTCATTAACCCAGCGCAGGAAGCAACATTGCTTAATGACGCTGATTTTAAGAGCAATGACAAGTACCCACTTAATGTAATTATGAATGGCACTATCGGTTCTATTGCGGGAGCGCAGGTTGTTAAGTCTAAGAAAGTTAAGCTGGTTAAGTATGAGCTTGATGATTCAACAGGAACAATCAATGTTGTAGCTGATACAACAAACGAGGATGCAACGAATGTTCACCTTGACACAGCACTTGCACATACGCTTAAGCCAAAGGACAAAGAAATTAAGGCAGGTAGCAAGTTAAAGGCTGTTACAACAGAGTTCTACGCTTGCCCTATTGTTATCGTATCAGCAGATGACCCTAACGAGGACGCGGGTGCAGATGGCGCATCAGAGGAAGAGAATGCACTTACAATCTATATGAAGAGAAGCGTTGAGATTGAATCAGACAGAGATATTCTTGCAAAGACAACTGTTATCTCTGGCGATGAACACTATACAGCAGTCTTAAGCAATGATTCAAAGGTTGTTCTTGCTAAGTTCGGAAAGTAAGGGGTGTTTATATGTTATTAAGACGACATAAAATCAACGCCGCAAAGCAGAGCGAAGAAGTAACAGCAGATAATGTAAGACAGGAAGCTGTTTATGGAGATGAGCTTAAGTATGAGGAAGAACAGGACAAGTTTCCTGCTCAACCTACAAGTTATTACACAAAGACAGCTATTAAGCGTATGTTAACAGCGGAATTGCAGGAACTTGCCTTAGAACAAGGTATTGAGAACGCAATGGAGCTTACAGGAGCAGAACTTAAAGAACTGTTAATTGAGAAATTAGGGTTATAGGAGCTGAAATTATGGAATACACCACATTAGAACAGGTTAAAATCAGGCTTAAACAATTTCATATTGATACAGTCGCAAATGATGATGAAACAACATCTGATGTGGTAGTGTTCGATAACAAAGAAGATAATCCGATAATCGAACAGCTCATTAAACAGGCTACAGAAGATGTAAAGGCAAAGAGAAATTATCCAGACAGCTACACAGATGAAATGATAGCTGAGGACTTAAAGAAGCACCAAAGTGTCATTGTTAATCTGGCTGTCTATGACCATTCACAGGCTGGTGAAGAATTTATGGCGAGTTTTAGCGAGAATGGTGTAAGCAGAGCTTGGAGAGACAGAGAAAAGCTATTTGTCGGGGTATTTCCATTTGCTAAAGTTTTATAAAGAAGATTGAGCGTAACCATATTGCCGGTGTCGGTAAAATGGTTGCAGGCGGCGCACATTAAGCGGTGGTGGGCAGTGCGCTAAAAGGAGATTCAAATGAAAAGTATTTTGATTCAAACTTATCTTGTGGCACTTCCGATAGTGCTTGGATATATAGTTTGGCTTCTTAAACAACAAAAGAAAAGCAGGGATGCGAACAGTAAGGGGACAATGCTCCTTTTGCGCGTCCAACTTATTGAATACCATGCAAAGTACACCAGAATCGGAGAAATACCGTCATATGCCTATCAGAACTTTTGTGAGATGTATGATGCGTACCATGCGTTAGGTGGAAATGGAATGGTTACGAAAATGAAACATGAGATTGAAGAGATTCATATAGGGAAAGGAGATAAAAGCCATGAGGAATTGGAAGGATTGGACTAAGAAAGCCGGAATCCGAGCAATCAAGACTGTTGCGCAGGCGGCTATTGCAGGAATTGGAACGGCGGCATTTATGGGCGCGGTAGATTGGAAATATGTTCTTTCCGCATCAGTCCTTGCCGGAGTGTTATCGCTTCTGACAAGTGTTGCCGGAATCCCGGAGGAAAACACCAATGCTTGACATTAACAAGCAGGAAATGAAATATTCGCAATCCGGTCAGAGGGTATTCATCCCACAAACTGACGAAAATGGAGATATTGTCTATGAAGGGTACAAGGATTCCGATGGGAACTTTGTACCTTATTTAGATTCCGAAGGAAACAAGATTCCAAAAGGCGAGGAAGTTGAAGGGTTTTCAGAACCTACGACATTCCAAGCCAACATCAGCAATAAGCTGTCAGAAGCCCTTGTGAAAGAATTTGGAATTGATGATAGTACATCATACTGTCAGCTTGTTACGGATAAAGGATATTTGCCACTGAAAGCCGGCGATGTAGTGTGGAAGCGTTCGGAAGTAAAACGCACTGATGATGGGCTTGTGGATTCAGAAACCGCAGACTACATCGTAAAAGGCGTTGCAGACGAAGGACTGACCACAGATTTATTTTTGCTTCGGAAGAATATTAAGTAGGTGATTGCGTGGCAAAGAAAACTATTTCAATGACATTATCCTCTAAATCCATACAAGACGCCATAAAGGAGTTAGAAAAGTACCGCAATAGTTTACAGTCTAAATGCGATTTACTTGTTTCTAGGCTTGCACAGATAGGTCAGACGGTGGCAATACAACACATATCGGAATCCCCATTAGGAAACACGATAACGGTAAGGGTAGATAAAGCACCGCAGTTAATGACCTCGAATGCGATTCTGATTGCAACCGGAAAAACGGTAACGTCAGAAGATAGAGAACCGTTCTATACTTTGTTGGCGGTAGAGTTTGGAGCCGGTATTTTTTATAACTCCAAAGAGAACCCAAAAGCACCGGAACTTGGATTCGGCGTCGGCACATATCCGGGGCAAATACACGCTTTTGAAGATGGTTGGTACTATTGGGACGATAAGACCGAAACATGGCGTTATACCCACGGTATCAAAGCCACAATGCCTATGTACAATGCGGAACAACAGATTATTCAACAGTATGTAAAGATTGCAAGGGAGGTATTCGGTGGAAAATGAGTTAAATAGTTGGGCACTTGATTTTGAAGACACCTTATGTTCCCTTTTAAAATCGTACATGGAGAGCAAGGTAAGAGGAATTAAGGTGACGCAAGATGAAGAATCGGGCGGCACCGCAACATTCCCGACACTTTTAGTCAGACAAATCGGTGGTACAGAAGCCGGACGAACGAATGAAGCAAAGACAATCAACGCAATTCGCCCAACATTTCAGATTACAATTACAAACAAAGGTTCGAGAAAAGCAACTAAGGACATCGCAGCATATGCGGTGTCTTTTTTTAAACAACAAATGTTTGAGGTATCAAATGTAATCTCAACAATTTCCAAGCAAGTGCGAACGGTTACATTCCGCGCAACTCGCGTAATTGGAAACGTTGAGCATTTAGATCAGCTATAAGCAGAAAGGAAGTAGAAAATATGGCATCAACAAGCTATAGAACACGTGTCATTGTAAAAGAGCACACGGAAAAACAGGCTGACTTTGCAGGAACATATAATCTTTTGGTTGCGGCTAAGTCAGTTCCAAGCCCTGCATCACCACCAAACACGGTTGAGTCAACCACAATGGAAGATGATCAGCAGACTTTTGAAAAAGGAATTAAGACTTCTGATTCAAGAGAAATTACAGGAAACCTTGAAAAAGAATATCTTTCAAAAGTGGATGGATATGGAGATAAAAAACTTGATATTATCCATCTGTATGGAACGGACGGTATTGGCGGTGTAGCGAAGTACGCATATGTAGGAACTGCAACAGCCACACCTAACGATGTAGGTGGAAACGATGAAATCCTTGAAATGACGGTAACAGTTATTCCAAGTACAGCATCAGAGCTTGTTACAGATAAGCTGACTGTCGTTGATAATAACGATGGCACATTCACTGTAACAGTGGTGGGGTAAAAAGCCTATCGGACGAGCAATCGACCGCACCGGTAGGCGAGGATGAACGGTCGATAGCAGAACTTGAAGCAATAAGATAAGCAACAATGGGGCGGTGGCAACACTGCCCCTTGCCAATATAGAGCAGAAAGGCAAGGTAAAACATGAAAGTTAAATTAGGTGGAAAAGAATATACAATTCAGTTTGCAACAAGACCATCGTTAAAATCACATATCTTACAGGATATTATGAAGACACAGGACATGGAAGATATTTCTTCTATGGAAGATATTCTTCTTGAAACACTTCCTAAGACGCTTCTTGTAGGATTGCAGATGCATCACAATGAAGAATTTGGATATGATTACAAAACAAACGAAGGCTACGATGAGCAGCTTGAGAAGGTGTCCGACATTCTCTATGATGCGATTGATACAAACGAGATTAACTGCATGGATTTATTCGCTGATATGCAGGAGGAAATGATGACAAACGGTTTTTTAGCACAGATGATGGAGTCGATAGAGAAAGCGCAGGAGCAGGAGAAGAAAAAGACTCCATCCAAGGCAAAGACCAAGAATTAACATGGGAATATTACGTTGCGGAAATCCGTCCGTTTTACCTTGTGGTAACGAAAGGCTACGGATTTTCCGTTGATGATATAGATATGATGAATCCAGAGTTGCTTAAGCCTTATGTGGATGCATATAAGGCAGAATGGAAGCAACGCGACATGGAAATGTATATGTGGTTCGGCAGATATGCAACGTCAGCACTTGTGACGGCAATAGACGCTACATTCGGAAAGGGTAATAGTAAGTACGTGAAAGAAACTTGCTATGATTCTATCGAAAAGCAGAATACGGACGATCCTGATGCAGAGATACGAGAAATGCTTAAGGCAGAAGAAGCATGGGCGGCTGAATCAAGGAAATCACATTTACCAAAGCCAAAGATAGTTTAAGAAAAGAGGTATTGCTATGGCAGTAATTATCGGAAGTGCTAGGCACGATGAACACGGAAATTGCTATTCTGGTGGAAAAGCCGGAGACCAGACCGGACAGGAAGTGTCTACACAGAAGTTTTACAACCATTCTAAGGGATGGAATGTGCTAAGAGCAAAGGATAATAAGGTTGCGGAGAAGTTAGCTGAAGCTATGAAGATTGCGTGTGACAATAACAATATCGGCTACGATCAATCGGAACGATATGGAGTTATTAAGCATGGAATCAACGAAAAAGTAAAAACAGAGTGCGATTGTTCATCGCTTGTTCGCGCTTGTATTATATATGCGACAGGAAAAGATGTAGGAGATTTTAATACAGAAAGCGAACGGTCGGTAATTTTGAAATCCGGTCTGTTCGATGATATGGGTTCTTATCATGTCGGGTTCGTTCTTCGCAACGGAGATATTCTTGTGACACGCACAAAAGGTCATACAGTTATTGTTGTAAGCGGAGCAAAGAAATGCAAAGCCAAGTATTATCCGAAGTATAAGGGAAACTCAAACTCAATCGTAGAAGCGTTAAAAGCGGTTGGGGAAGATGATGTGTCGAAAGAACATCGTGCGGAAATCGCAAAAAAGAACGGATTTTCCAATTTTAAGTTTACATCAGAGGAAAATTCAAAAATGCTTTCTCTTCTGAAAAAGGGAAAACTGAAAAAGTAATTCAAGGGCGGTAGGGGTCAAATCTTACCGTCTTTTTCTAAAACTACATAAAGGAGGTGGAACTGTTGGAATTAGAAACCTTAGAGGTCAAGATTCAAGCACAGGCAAGACAGGCTAATGGTCAGATTGATGCGCTGATAACAAGGTTGGGAAAGCTATCTTCATCTTTGCAAAGCATAGATTCTAGTGGAATTAACCGGTTATCAACCGGAGTAAACCGATTGTCAAACTCAATGAGTGCCATGCGCAGTGTTGATTCAAGGTCGTTCTCGACTCTTGCAAGAAACATCAAAACACTTAGCAATATTGACACAGGAAAGATCAATGCAGCAGCCGGAGCGATGCGACAGATTTCAAAGTCGGTAAGCTCATTTTCCGGTATGTCAAAATCGGTGCAAGGGTTATCGGAATTAGCCGTAGGAATCAAACAGCTTGGCTATACAAGCTCAACAAAGGCAATTGAAAATATCCCGAAACTTGCTACGGCAATGAGACAGCTTATGTCCGAACTGTCAAAAGCACCTAGCGTAAGCCGGAATATTATTGACATGACAAACGCATTGGCAAAATTATCGCGTACCGGTGGAGCGGCAGGGACAGCGGCAAAAAGCATCACAAGCTCATTTAGCGGATTTAGTTCAAGTGCATCCGTTGTAGCAAAGAAGTCGTTTTCCCTTGCGTCTGCAATCGGAAAAGTGTATGCAACGTACTGGGCTTTATTCCGTGGATTTAGGCTACTTGGAGATGCCATTGACATATCATCCTCACTGACAGAGGTTGAGAACGTTGTAAGGCAGACATTCGGGCAGTATGAAAGCCTAATTAACAATTTCGCAAAAACATCAATTGAAAAATTTGGTATGTCCGAATTGTCTGCGAAACAGTTTGCAAGCCGTTTCCAAGCAATGGGAACTGCACTCGATATTCCGCAGGGGCAGATGGCGAAAATGTCTATCCGGTTGACAGAATTAGCCGGAGATATGGCTTCATTCTATGATGTGAGCCAAGAAGATATTGCCAAGAGTCTGCAATCTGTATTTTCCGGTACTACGGCACCTATGCGGCGTTATGGTATCGACTTGACGCAGGCAACGTTGAAAGAGTGGGCGTTAAAGCAAGGACTTGATGCAAACATTTCCTCGATGACGCAGGCTCAAAAAGCCATGTTGCGTTATCAGTATGTACTTGCACATACAACCAATATCACAGGGGACTTTGCCAGAACAGCCGATAAACGAAACTTTTGTTTCATGTGTCGCGCGGCATAGCAATATGTCGATGAAAATCGGGTAAAATCGGTGAAAGCTAAGTTGACTTAGCGCGAACATTTTTGTATAATATGTTTGAGGTGATTTAATGCGAACATATTATATCTACAAAGCAACAAATAAAATAAACGGAAAATCTTATGTCGGTCAAACTTGTGACTTTCATAGCAGAGTGTGGCAACATCAAAGATGTTATGAAAAAGAAGATTGCGACTTTCATAGAGCAATTAAAAAATTCGGGTTTGACAACTTCTCATGGGAAATCATCGAAACGTGTGAAAGCGAAGATAGAGCCTGTGAGTTGGAAAAGTATTACATTGAAAAATTTAACACCTATCGAGATGGCTATAATATGACCAAAGGTGGGAAAGGCGCGCCATATCATAACGCCAGGACGGTTGTTTTGCTGACACTTGACGGGAAATATGTTAAGCGTTATGATAGTGCAATGGATGCAGAAATTGACGGATTTCATAATGCGGATGTTCTGCTTAATTGCAAAGGAAAAAGGCGGCAAACAAAGGGCTATATGTTTATGTTTGAGGATGAATATGAATCAAACGGAGCGAAAACCTATAGAAAGCCGGAACCTAACGGAATGAGAAGCATTATTCAATGTGATATGGAAGGAAATTTTATACAGAAATTTAAAAGTTTGCAGGAAGCGGCTAGGATTACCGGAACAAATAGAACAACTATTTCCGGTGTGCTTTCAAATACTTATAAGTCGGCAAATGGATATATTTTTGTATACGAAGAAGATTTTCCAATAAAAGATTTGAGTATCTATAAAAAGCGTAAAAAAGGAAGAAAAATTGCGCAAGTGGATGCGAAAAGCGGAGAGATTGTAAGAGTGTTCGATAGAATATCCGAAGCCGGGGAATCTCTTGGAGTTAATTACAAAGCAATACATAAGGTAATTGACCAAGAGGGACGAACTGCTTATGGTTATAAGTGGATAAGCCAATAAGCTAATACCGAGATAAGGCTATAAAATAAAAGTTATAGCACATTGTAGAGCGTAGGGATTGAACCTATGCTCTTTTCTTATGGAAAGAGTGTAGAATATAATATTCCCAAGAGTATCCGACAACCACAACGCTGTGGTTGAAAATGTACGCCGAACTTATGGGAAACCATAAGAAGTAGAGGATAAAAAGCCTTTACGATAACATATTGACATGGCATAACCAAATAACCATGCTTAGAGAAAACTTCAAAGCACTTGGAGCGGTTGTTGGTGGTGGTTTAATCAATGCATTCAAGCCATTTATCAAGGTACTTAATTCAGTTCTGCAAAAGGTTATTTCCTTCGCAGAGATGGTAACAAATGCTTTAGGTTCTATCTTCGGATGGAAGTATGAAGCAAGCAAAGGGGCAGGAATCAGCGGTCTTGCTGATGATATTGGAAGCGCATCTGACGGCATGGACGATTTAAGCAATGCCGCAGGAAACGCAGGGAAAAACACGGGTGGTATCGCAAAAAATGCCAAGAAAGCAAAAAAGGAAATCCAACAGGCAACTCGTGCATTTGATGAATTAAAGGTTATTTCAAAACAAAGTAAAGATAATACTTCCGGTTCCGGGAATAAAGGTTCTGGTTCTGGATCTGGTTCAGGTGCTGGTGGCGGCACCGGTGCTGATGGCAGATTGGTTCAGACCGACACCATCTTTAAGAAATTCAAAAGCAACATCAAAGACCTTGAAGGACTTGGAAAAGCGATTTCCGGTGCTCTTATCAATGCAATGCGAGGCATCAAGTGGGATGAGGTATACGCCAAAGCGTCCGGCTTTGGTAGTGGACTTGCAAAATTCCTTAATGGACTATTTGAGGGTCAGAAAGGTACAACGCTTTTCGGAGAAACCGGAAAGCTGATAGCTAATTCATTAAACACGGTGCTTCATGGATTGGATTCGTTTGGAACGACATTTAATTGGAAGCAATTTGGAAATTCAATCGCAGACGGAATAAACAAGTTTTTCCAAAACTTTGACTTTGCATTATTGGCTAAAACGCTTAATTCGTGGGCGCAGGGCGCGTTTGATACAGTTACGACAGCATTAAGTAAAATTTCATGGAAGGATGTATGGAACGGAGCAAAGGAGTTTTTAAGCAACCTAGATGTAAAAACAGTTGGAATCATAATCGGTGCGCTGACAATCAAAAAAATTCTTGGATTACATCTTGCAAAAACCGCACTTGATATAATCGGAACTTCCATTTCAAAAGCAATAGCTGGTTCACTTGCATCAAGGCTTGGCGTTGAAATTGCGGCAAATGAGGGAATCTCGGCAGTATTGTCTACCGCTTTGTCAAAAAAAATAGGTGGGGCGTTTGCTACACTTGGAACAACTGTTTCAGCTGGTGTCAAAGCTTTATTCGGTAGCGGTGCGGCAGAGAGCGCACTTTCTTTTATCAGCCCGGTAGCAAAAGCTATAACCGGGATTGGCTCTGTTGCGATTGGCGCATTTACTGCAATATCAAACTTTGTGACCATGTTAAAGAACGGATTCAGTTGGCTTAATGAAGCACTTATGCTTGTCGGAGTTACGATTACGGCAGTCGGAGCGGTTATTTTAGGGGTAGCGGCAGCACCTGCAGCGATTACCGCAGGAATAGTAGCCGGTGTTGCAACGGCGGCTGTAGTAGTCAAGGATCATTGGAAAGAAATAAAAGGAATTTTCTCAAAAGCAGGAGATTGGTTTAATACTAATGTGATTAAGCCAATAAGCGGTTTTTTTAAGGGATTATGGGAATCTGTTTCCGGTTTTTTCTCTTCTTTATGGAAAGATATATCCGGTGTATGGAAAACAGTTTCTGGATGGTTCAATACTAATGTTATAACTCCTATTGTTTCATTTTTCCAAGGATTTTCGAAAAGAGTTGGTCAAATCTTTGAAGGATTGTGGATCATTGTCAAGGCTGTATGGATTGTTGTTTCTGATTGGTTTAAATCAAAGGTAATAGAGCCAATAAAGAAGAATTTTGAATTATTGAAATCGGCAGTATCAACTGCATTCAAGGTTCTATGGACAACTGTAAAATCGGTATGGGCGGTGGTTTCCGGTTGGTTTAAGGAGCATGTTACAACACCTATCAAGAATGCTTTTAGCTCGGCAAAAGAATCTATTCAGAAAGCTTTTAGCGCGGCAAAGACAGCGGTAACCGGGGCGTGGAATAGTGTTTCTAGTTGGTTTAAAGAACATGTAACCACCCCGATAAAAAATGCTTTCTCGAAGATGAAAGAAAGTGTAGCTGAAATATTCAGCAAATTATGGAATAGCGTGAAAAGTGGTGTTGCCGGGGCAATGAACACCGTAATTTCAAGAATTGAAACAGCAATAAATTCATTGATCGGTGGAGTGAATACCGTTTTGAGAGGGTTCAACAGTGTTGTTTCTGCGGCGGCTAAAGTAGCAAAGGTAAAGTGGAGCGGAGTCGATCTTGTGCCGAAAGTGAGCCTACCTAAAGTAAAGGCTTATGCAACGGGCGGTTTTATGGATAAATATAGCATAGCAACAGTTGGAGAAAATGGACTTCCGGAAATTATGGGAACAGTCGGAGGTAAGCCAGCGGTCGCAGGAAGCCAAGAAATTACCGGAATCAAAGATGCTATCAATTCAACATCTGCGCAAGAGGTTTCCTTACTGCGACAACAAAATCAGTTATTACAAGCTATTTTACAGAAAAATTTCGGAATTACTACAAACGACATAGGAAAAGCTGCAAGGGATTATGGTAGAGAACATTACAATCGAACCGGAGACAATGTATATGTTTTTTAGTGACTTCTATAATAGAACGTGATATAATTCTAAATAAATCATATCACAAGAAAGGAGTCATTATGAGAAACACAAAAAAATTATTAGTAGCGATGGGATTGGCATTTGCCGTTTTGATTTCGGCTATGCCAATCCAAAATGCAGATGGGGAACAGATTGTTGCACAGGCGGCAACTATCAAATTAAGCAGAAAGACTCTTAATTTAAAAATTGGAGAGTCCGCAACATTAAAGATAAGCGGAATGAGGAAAACTGCTAAATGGAGTAGTGGCAATAAATATGTTGCTTCTGTAAACAAGTCTGGAAAGGTTCTGGCGGTTGGAGAAGGAACAACGTACGTAAAAGCAAAAATTGCAAAGAAAACGCTTTCTTGCAAAGTTACCGTCACTTCTTCCTTTAATGCGAACAAGGTAAAGAAAAACATCTCAATTGAATACCAAGATAGTGGTCATGGAGTTGTTGCTATCTTGAAAAACAACAACAAGGTAAATGTTGATCTGGACGCAAAACTCGTATACTACAAAAACGGTAAAATGCTGGATAGCAAAAGCGATTGTAACAGAGCTTTTGAATCCGGTAAGGAATGTGTTCTTTATTTTGACGCACCGAGCGATTCTGATTATAACGATGTTTCTTATGATAACTATAAAATGTCGTTGAGTGTTGATGAAGCAACAAATGCTGTTTGTGATGTTCGCAATATAATGGTTCAATCGGACATTGGAGCAGATAATGTTACGGTTGAAGCTACAAACGATTCCGGAAAAGATTTTTCATTTGTAAAAATTTCTTGCGTAATGTATGATGCATCTGGCAACTTGATCAAATATGATTATCATTATGCAGAATGTGAAAAGAATGGAGACACCGATTATTTCTCGTTTAGTTTTCCGTACGATTCAAATTACGATACGATCTATCCGAGCAGTTATAAGATATATGTTGATGAAGCATATACATATACTTGGTTACAATAAAAATTGAAAGATAAATGATACTTAAGCCGTGGAAACACGGCTTATTTTAATTCCAAAATCGGATTGACACAAAATCAAAAATAGTCTATCCTTATTACTAAGGAAACAACCTTATCCGTGAAGAAGCGGATTACTTACTCGAACGCCATACTGTACGAAAGAGGAAACCAATGTGATTTCACAACCGGTTTCCTCTTTTTTATTCAGATAAAAATGTATGGAGGTAGACACGAATGAAAAAATCACAACTTATGCTTAAGATTCAAAATAGCATTGAGGTATTTGAAAATCCGATATTCGGACAGATAAGAATGACCATGGTAGATGATGAACCATGGTTTGTTGGAAAGGATATATGCGAAGTATTCGGAGATACGAATTACAGAAGAAGCCTTTCGAATATTGATGATTCTGATAAGGGTGTGTCACAAATTGATACTCCAGGTGGAAAACAAAAAATGACGATTGTTAATGAAAGCGGTTTGTATTCCTTGCTTTTTCAGATGCAACCTCAAAAAGCAAAGGGTGTGTCACAAAACGACGCCCTTATAAACGAAAGAAAAGAAAAACTTCATAAGTTCAAACGTTGGGTAACATCCGAGGTTCTCCCTACAATCCGTAAAACAGGTGGGTATGTCAATAATGATGAATTATTTATTTCCACTTACCTGCCATATGCGGATGAAAACACTAAGCTGATATTTTCACAGACATTAAAAACTGTTAGAGAGCAGAACGAAACCATTAAAAGACAGCAGAAAGAAATCATCCATAAGGAAGATGTTATTATCGGACTTGTTGATGATATTGACTTGGCAACTAAGAGACAGCGGATAACACAGATTGTTCGTTTTGGTGCTGATGGAAAGTATCAAGAACGCTATTCGTTGCTTTATGGAGAATTTGAAAGGAAATATCACTGCAACCTTAAATCAAGGATGGAAGGGTGCACACTCAAACCGAAAGTAAGAAACAAGATGGATTATATCGACAGGGAAATGGGAATGATTCCGCAGTTGTACGAAATCGCTTGCAAACTTTTTGAAAACGATGTAGAAAAGCTGAAATCTGAATGGGAATCAGTAGTAGCTTAAAATTTAATCAAATAGATAGCATCTACCAAACGGTAGGTGCTATTTTTATACCCATTTTTAGGAGGTAAACGATGGGATATGGCGGATATTTAGTAAAGTTTGGTAATTATACCATACCGAACAATTTAATAAAGCAGGACACGTTTAGTTCCTATGTAAACATGCAGGATAAAGACCCTTGGACGGATGAAAACGGATATGAGCATCGTGATGCCGTGGAACTGAAAGCCTTAAAGGTCGAGTTTGAAACCAAAGCCATGCTGACCGAAAAGCAGTTTGATGATTTTTGGAAGAATATTGAAAAGAACTATACCAAGGCAAAAGAGCGCGGTGGCTATATCACGGCATATGTGCCGGAAAAACGCGGATATGTGACACAGTACGGATATATCGCAGATATTCAGCCTACGTTCTATTCTGTGGCGAATGGGAAGATAAAATATGACCCAATAAAATTTTCGTTTGTAGGTGGTGTATATGATAAATAGTAGTTTGAAAGAAAAGTATTGGGATTCCGCGACAGATAAGCAGATGGTCATATCTGTTGTTGGAACGAATCAGAAAATAGACAATTCGATGCTTGAAATCGGTACGTTTGCGCTTGAAGAAAGTCTTTGTTCGGAGTCTGAATTAAAGTTTGGAGCGTGCGAAGCGAATTGCGTAAAATTCACAGCACGAAACACCGCAGGAAACATTATTGGAAAGACAATCTCTATCGAAGAAACGATTGACGGAGATAGCGAAAATCCGATGCCATACGGAGTTTTTAAGGTTGCATCCGATGTTCCTACTGCTGACCGAACAAAACGGCAGATTACGGCATATGACGCTATGTATGACATTATCAATACAGATGTAAAGGATTGGTATGCAGGACTTAGCTTTCCAATGACATTAAAGCAGTTCCGTAATAGCTTCTTTGCGCATCTTGGAATTGCGCAAGTTGAAACAAGCCTTGTCAATGATTCCATGACGGTCAATAAGACGATTGTAGCCACACAGACGGACGATTCAAGTGCGGTCACAGAAGAATCCGCAATCAGCGGAAAAACCGTTGTAACGGCAATCTGTGAGATCAACGGATGCTTTGGCAATATCAACCGGAATGGCAAGTTTGAGTATGTCTTTCTTAAAGCAATCACAAGTGCGCTTTATCCGGCAGACAATTTATTTCCGTCAGACAATTTATTTCCGTCTGATGCAAACACGGAGTCCATGACCGGACACTATATCACGTTTGATTATGAGGACTTCCAAAGTAAGGCAATCACGCAGCTAGAAATCAAGACAAACGAAGATAATGCCGGTGCTATTGTTGGAACTGCCGGGAACAACTATTCGATTACAGGAAACTTTCTTGTATCAGATAAGACCGGAGCGGAGCTGGAGCAGATTGCAAATAACCTATTGCCGATTATGAAACAGGCGGTATACACACCGATTAAAAGCTGTACGTGTGTCGGGAATCCATGTCTGACACTTGGAGAACCCATCCGGTTTAATACCACAAGAGAAATTGTTGAAACATATCTATTGCAGCGCACTTTAACCGGAGTGCAAAGTAAAAGAGATTCAATCTCGGCACAGGGCACGCAGACACATTCCACAAAGGTTAATTCTATCAGAGACGCGATTGAAAGCGTGGAAAGACGTACCGGAAAGTTAGAACGAAATGCAGACCATCTTCAATCCACATACGAGGATTTAGAGAAACAGACAAGCTCTAAGTTTGAGCAGACCGCAGAAAGCATTTCCGCAGAAGTCAATCGCGCACAAAAAGCGGAAGGACAATTAGACGCATCATTGGAATTGAAGTTAGGCAGAGACGAGAACGATCAAGTTATTTCGATGATTAATGCAAGTGCCGACCAGATTATGCTTCGCGGAAACAGGCTTATAATCGAAAGCAATAACTTTGAGCTTGATGCGGATGGACGAGTTACAATTATTGATTCACTTAACTTCCTGTCAACATCACAAGGCGATAACCTAAAGATTATTGGTCTTGATGGACGAGGCAGACCTATGCTTCAAAATATTCGTGTTGACACAAGCTCGGTAAAAGATCAAGATGGCGTAGATCTAGGCGATCATGCTAGCACAGCAGACAAAGCTACAACAGCAGACAAAGCTACGGAGGCAGACAGTGCATATCAGTGTGTTATAGCATCAGGCGCATATTTTTTGAAAGGACGTACAGGTAGTGATAATGTACAGATTTCTGGTCATGGAAATTTAATTCCTAATTCAAGTTCTGTATATTGTGGAACTACGGAAAATCCATTTGCTGGAGGATATTCCACAGGTGGTTGGAAAACAACGTCTGACCGTAGAAAGAAAAAAGATTTCCGGAAACTGTTAGAGGATGATCGGTTTGAGAGATTTTTCGAGTTGTTACAACCTATGGAATATAGGCTAATAGAAAATGACGAAAAAATGCACATTGGATTTGTTGCGCAGGATGTTGAACAGGCAATGACGGATTGTGACATATCTGAAAATGAGTTTTACGGACTGGAACATGCGGTATTCTCCGAAAAAGATTTTGAATCTAATGAGGAATGGGAAAAATTCTTAGAGCAGAATGGTGGCGCAAATGATATGTATACATTGTGCTATCAAGAGTTTATTGCGCTTAACACTGCCATGATACAGAAATTGCAGAGCAGATGTAACGATTTTGAACAACGATTATCCGCAATAGAAAGGAGTGTGAGCCATGCAGAAAATATATAACCGTACACACTGGGAGAATTTTCCAAGCGAGAAAACAGCAATTGATGCCATGCGGTTAAATAATATGGAAGCCGGCATTGATAACCTGGATGATCGTGTGGTTGCTATGGATGCATCCAAGGTTGATCTGACAAGGGCTAACGAACTTGTAAAGGAAATCCTTTGGGATGAATCCAACGGTACGCTGACAGTCGTTAAGATGAATGGTTCTAGGGCGGTCATTGATACCAAATTGGAAAAGTTGGCGATCAACTTCAAGTACGATCCAGAAAGTCAACAGTTAATTATTACGCTGGATGATGGCATGACACAGAATGTTGATTTGAGCGCGCTGATTACGGAGTATGAATTTACGGACAGTGACACTATTGCATTTGAAATTGGAAGTGACGGCAAGGTGTCCGCAATCGTAAAAGAAGGAAGTATCGGGGAAAAGCACTTGCGCCCGGATTACCTTGCTGACATTAAAGTGGAATCTGCCAAGGCTGTAGCGTCTGCCAAAAGCGCAGGAGAGTCCGAAACCAAGGCGGCAAAATCTGCCACAGATGCCAAGGACAGCGCAGACCGAGCACAGGGAATCGAAGACGAGATTAACAAGAAACTCACAATGACAGAGTTTGATGTGAATGAGGATGGGGAGTTGGTTTATACGGACAATTCTGCTTATAATTTTAATGTTGACAATGACGGAAACTTAAACTGGGAGGTGGCTTAAATGGCTATAGCAGGAAGAGTGGCAATTGTGCCAAAGGGCGATTGGAGCGCAGAGACGGAGTATAAGAGACTTGATGAGGTAACATATAATAACACAATGTTCATAGCAAAAAAAGCTGTGCCGAAGGGGACGTTACCCACAAATGCAGAATATTGGTCGAAGTCGATTGTGGGTGGTGTCGGTGCAATCGCAACGAAAGAGGATGCCGGGATTGTGAAACCGGCAGACGGACTTTCGATTGCGGAAGATGGAACCCTTAAGGTCAGCATTGATGGAACAACACTCACAATGGATCAGGTCAACAATGTTATTAAGTTGGCTGACACTTTAAAAGAGAAGATCAATGGGGCGTTCCCTGCAGCGAATGTAGTAAACAACCAGATAACAACGGAGACGGGATATGCCCTGGATGCAAGGCAGGCAAACCCGAATATAGCAGGGACGTTGGCGAAGCAGATATCGGATTTAAACGGCAGTTTAGGTAACCTTAAAGTATTGACTTGTGATAGTTTCGAAGCTCTCGATACTGAATTAAGTAATATGCTTACCAATACTCCTTATATTGCTGTTATACCTGGCGGTTATGGTATGTTGTTTGGTCTTAAAAATAATAGTGATTATCAACGGCAACTTCGAATGACATATTGGGATAATGTACTGTATAGCAGGGTCAAAACTAATTCTACCAAATGGAGCGAGTGGGTAAATGTAAACGATATAACTAAATTTATAGATATTCCAAGTAACGCCAATTTAAATGACATTAAATTTTTTAATGTCGGAAAATATCGCTGCTATTCAAATATGACTGCCGAAACAGTTTTAAATTCGCCATTTAAGACTGCGTTTACTATGGAAGTATATTACTCTGCAGGAACGTCTAATTACGTTGCTCAAAAGGCAACAGAATTCGCGACCGGGCATTGCAAATGGCGAATGAGGGAGACAAGAAGTGGTAAATTGCAAGATTGGGTGCAGCTCTACTAAGCCAATCAATCTTTATAGTTCATATCGCTCTACCGTCACTAAACCAAACTGCCGTTTAAATTAGTTTAGTAACTCGTAAATTTACACATAGAAAGGAATAAAAATCATGGACAAAATTATTTTAGCCAACAAAACAGAATTTGAAATTGCCGATGGAGCAAGCCTTGGAAACATCCAGATCAAGGCAGAGAATTTCGAAGCCGTCAAGACCATCACGAAAGCGTTTTCCGGGGACAACCTTGCAAAAGTGACATTCACCCACAACGGGGAAGCGTCTGGAGAATACACCGATCTGAAATCCGATGGGTTTTCTTACAATCCGAACGTGGGAGAAGATGGCGCAGAAGACGGTACATATACCGTAACGGTAAGACTTAGAACAAAGACGGAAATGGAAAAAGCAATCGATGAACTTAAAGCAGGGCACGAAGCAAACGCAGAAGCAATCGAAGAACTGGCAAGCATTGCAGCAGAAAGTGAGGTGTAGGATATGGTTAAGTTTTATGTGCGCAGAATCTTGGTAGATAAGAAAATGACGATTGATGAAGTGCCGATGCGTTGGCGCGCAAAAGTGCAAGAAGAGATTGAGAAACAGCTTTCCGCTTCTCTGCAATGACATTTCTTGTCGAAATTTGCGACCGAAAAATGTTGAAATCATGCATATTGTAGTGATACTATGGACTTGTCCGAAAGGACACTTCAAGTTCTGGTGGGGGCAAGGCTTGGCATTGGCTTTGTCCCCAAGTTGTTATTGACTATGCCGAACACGCGTTCTATAATGGGGTATATCAATAGGAGGGGTTGCAAATGGATTACAAAAAGAAGATAATAGAATTGATTGATAAGATTGAAGACCGGAAGGTCTTACGTTGTATTTATATTATTGTATCAAATATCGTAAAGGAGTTCTGTAAATGAAAAATTCAAAACTTGAAATCAGATCCATTAATGAAGACAGTATTTTTTGCGAAGTTCTTATTGACGGTCATGTGATTCATGGTGTTCGTAGCGTTCGATTTGAAAAGAAGGCTATGGAAATGCCGGTTGTTCACCTTGATTTTAATTGCATCAATATGTCAATAGACTCTCCGTTTGTTACAAGATTAGAAGGAAATGACGGAGAGAGCGAGATTGAGATTAAATTTAAGAATCAAGACCACGCCATATAGGGCAATCGTTTCTTTCGCAATGATACGTTGTGTCGCTATAACCGCAACGTATCTTGCCTTTTGCGTATACAATTCCTTCATTGTTCTTGTACGGAACTTGGTCAATTTCTATTGTTACATTTTTATTTACCAATTCACAAAATCCATATTCTTTTATAAACATAATTATTCCTCACTTAATAGGTTTATCAATTCAATAACGTGTTTCTTTTTAGCGTCTGATAAGTTGAAATATTTCTTTAATGAGCAGGTCAATTCTTCGTCCTTCATTAATTTTGCTGACATATTTGCATATTTTTCCAATCTGTCTTCTTTACCATTTACGAGATAGTCAAGAGAAACACCAAAATATTCAGCTATTGCATTTACTTTGTCCACATTTGGATGATCCAGCTTGCTCAAATATCCCTTTGCAAATCCGCAATACTCCTCTAATTGGTAGCTTTTTACACCGTTTTCATCGCACAATTCTTTAACTCTTTCTTTTAATGTCATTTGATTTTCTCCACAAAATAAAATTCTGAAAAAATCGCAAAAATAATTATTGACATTCTGAATATATCGCGTATAATATACTTAAAGGTTCTGAAAAAATCGCAACAAAATAGCGACATTCGCATGCCGTAATTAATTTCTATGATTTTTGCTCGCAACTCAAATTATAGAATATTTTCAGAGAATAGTCAACATATATGTGCGATTTTTTCAGAACTTAAAGAAAAGGAAGGGAGGTTTTAACTTGTACGAAAAAATCAAACGGTTCAGTAAGGAAAAGGGAATTCCAATCAGAAAACTAGAAATGATGGCTAATATTTCGCAGGGCAGTATTTGCAAATGGGGAGAGATTAGCCCTTCGTTTGACAAAGTTGTAAGGGTTTCCGAAATACTAGGAATTGATGTAGCCGAGTTAATTGATCGCAAAGAATAAAGATTTTGAGCAGAAAGGAGAGGAAGAAATGAAAGAAATTAAATCCGTAAATGATTTGGTTGTTGTTCCGGTTTCTTATTTTAATGGAATGGAAAAGGAATTGCAGAAGATTTTAAACAAAGTGGATATTCACGATATGGATGTCATGGAGCAGGTTCTCCATATGCGGAAGTGGCTGAAAACCAAAACCGTATATGAAGAAACAAAGAGATTATATCCTAATCTCCGTTTGGAAAATATTCATTTGCTTTTACCACAAGAAGAAGAGAGTTCTTGTGAGTGTACTGATAAAACAGACAGTGAATAGATTCTGCTGTTGTGTCGCATAGCGGATTGCCAAACGTTTCAGGAACATTTAGTTCCCAACAGAAATTATTTATATTTGCGAACGTTATTTCATTTTCGGCTAATATCTTTGCCATCTTTTCTCGGTCGCAGGATATTGTAGAAAAATCGCAAAACAAAAAGTATTTCAAATTGCATCACCTCCCTTATTTGATGATAAGGGAATTATACCACAGAAAGGAAAGTTATGGGCGTATTACGGATTTTCAATAATGAAGAGTTTGGAGAGATTCGGACAATTACAAAAGATGATGAACCTTGGTTTGTTGCAAGTGACATATGCAGGTCGTTAGATTTGTCAAACCCAACAATGGCTATGCAAAGAATTGACGATGATGAAAAGGCTAAATTCAATTTAGGGTTATCTGGTGGAGAGACAAACTGTGTAAACGAATACGGTCTTTACTCATTGGTACTTGCAAGCAGAAAAAGAGAAGCCAAGGATTTCAAAAGGTGGATTACGCATGAAGTCCTTCCGTCAATCAGAAAGAATGGCGGTTACATAGCAGGGCAGGAAACCTTGTCTGATGAAGAGTTGCTTTCCAAGGCGCTTATGGTGGCACAACGAAAGATTGACGAAAAGAACAACATTATTGCCATGCAAGACTCGCGTATACAAGGGATGATACCTAAAGAGATTTTCGCTGATGCGGTATCAGCGAGCCATACATCAATCCTTATAGGAGATTTAGCAAAGCTTATTTGTCAGAACGGTGTGCAGATAGGACAGAAGCGGTTGTTTGAGTGGTTACGAGAGAATAACTTCCTTATTAAAAGCGGCAATTCTAGGAATATGCCAAAACAGAGATATGTTGAACAGGGATTGTTTGAGGTTAAGGAAAGCAACATTCAGAATCCGGACGGTTCCGTAAGAATCACAAAGACAACGAAAGTTACCGGAAAAGGACAGGTTTACTTTGTAAACAAGTTTCTGAAAGGAGCATGAATGAAAAAAGTAATCCAATTCATAATAGGTGCGGTTGCAATGGAGTATTCCTTAGTTGCCGCGTGCTATATGGATAGTGAGGGCACAGTCGGGAATATGTCGGCTATTAAATTCGTAGTAGGGGCAGTAATTGCTGCAATCATGTATTACTGGTCGGAAGTAGACAGGAAGAGAGCCGAACTTGACAAGCGAATCAAGAGAAATCGCAGAATGAGAGAGGATGCATGGTAGGCGTTGTGTATATAAGTGGCACGAGATGTTCCACGAAAGAAAAGCGTATGCTTGCTGAACTTTTGGCAGGGAAACGAAAGAAACAGAATGATAAAGATAATTTTGAAAATGTTCTTGACGGAGAAATGGAAAGGAGAAGCAATGGAGAACAAAATAACACTGATCGGTGATGTTGTATCAGCACCAAGGGAAAGCCATACAACGTCAAACGGTAAGAAATTTTATAAATTTTTCATCGGAGTTGAAAGAAAAAGCGGTGTTGCAGATATACTTCCGGTACTGTTTGATGAAAAAATCTGTGATGCAGGAATCAGCGGAACGGTATACGTCAGTGGGAAGATAATTACCAGGCGTGTAAAAACAGGGTCTGGAAAAGCCATTCTTACATATGTTATGGCTGATACAATCACGAAGCCAGAGGATGATAGCCCTTTGAATGAAGTAAGTCTTGACGGCATTATCGAGGAAAAGCAACTTAGAGAAACACCGCTTGGTCGTAAAATCTGTGATGTGAAAATCAAAAACGTAAGAGAAAACGGAAAAGAGGATTTGATTACTTGCATTGCATGGGGAAAGTGTGCAGAATATACGGACTCGCTTGCTTTAGGTGATGCGGTGAGTGCATACGGAAGATTGCAGAGCCGGAGATACAAGAAAACGTGTAAAGATGGTCGCGTTGTGGAAAAAGTCACATATGAGTTGTCAATAAAAGGAATCGTGGGGGTGTAACATGGGAAAGAAAAAATATGTTTATGTTCCAAAAGACGAGTATGAAGAACTGATTGAGTGCAAGTTGCACATAAATATGTTGCACGAATACATTACAAAAGAACATGAGGATAGTATCAGATTGCGCGGATGTAAACAGGGCACAACAGATATGCTGACAATCGAAACTTTGAGCGGATATATGGAGAACGAAAAGCATTTCGATAGACTGAAAAGAGAATTTAAAGAAAGGGTGAGACAAAAATGCGAATGATTTTGAAATCGTTACATATGGAGAGTTTCAAAGGTGTAAAGGATAAGACATACGAATTCGGAAAGACAACAAGGGTTTCCGGCATGAACCGTAGAGGAAAGACCACAATCGGGGCGGCATGGTACTGGCTGATGTCTGATAAGAACTATGAACTTGTCAGCAATCCAAACATTAGACCGGACAATGTAGAAGATTGCATTCCGACCGTTACTGCAGATGTTGATGTAAGTGGAAAAGAAATCACTCTTTCCAAGATGCAGAAGCGAAAAGTCGGAAAGCCGGATAAAAATGGGGTTTCGAAAATTACAATCACAAATACATATGAGATCAATTCTGTGCCTAAGACAGAACGTGATTTTAAGGCATATCTGGAAGAATTAGGGTTTGAGTTTGATAAATTCCTCATTTGTTCGCACCCGAATGTGTTCACTAAGGATTTGTCATTGAAGAAAAAACAGGATGAAATGCGCAAATATTTATTCACTATGGCAAGCGAAAAAACAGATTTAGAGATTGCACAAATGAATAAAGAAACTGCAGATGTTGCAAAACTACTTGAATCTTATAAATTCGAGGAAATTGAAGCCATGAACAATGCTTCCAAGAAGAAAGCAGTTGAACAGTTAGATGCGATTCCAAATCAGATTATCGGTCTGGAGAAAGCAAAGGTTGATGTAGATGTGGCAGAACAGGAGTTATTGAAAGCCGATTTGGAGAGAAAGATTGAAGCACTTGAAGATTTAATGGAGAAATCTGATGTGCGGATTGATGAAATGCGCAGCGAAGAAATGCATTGTCAGTTTGAAATGTCAGCTATCGCGCAGACCATGAATAACGAGCTTTCAAGCCAAAAATGTGAGATTGAAAATCAAAAATACGACCACGAACGGAAGTTAGAGGATGTTCGTTCATCTATCAGAAAAGAGCAGGATTCTATTGAGAGAAATAGAAAAACTATTTCCGAACAGAGCATTAAGAGAGCCGATCTTGCAAAAAAATACAACGATGAAATCGCAAAGAAGTTTGATGATTCCAAGTGGGTATTTGACGAATCCACAACGGTTTGTTCGTTATGCGGACAAAGATTGCCGGAAGATAAAATAGAGTCTTTAAGAGCCGATTTTTCGCAGAGAAAGGCAGATGCAATCGAAATATTTAATGAAGAACACGCGAAAACACTTGCCATGATTGTTGATGATGGAAATGCGTGTGCTGAAATGATTAAGAATCTGACCGAGAATAACAAGGAATTAGAAAACACAATTAACACCTTGAAACTGCATGAAGCGGAAGAAATTGATATTATCAAGGGATTTGACGAACAGATTTCTAAGATTCCATCTTGCGCTGATTGTACGCAGAATGCGGAATATGCCAAGTTAAAGGCTAAACAGGATAAATTGCTTGCTGATATTGCAGAGTTAGAATCCAAGGGCACAGATAAGGCGGCTGATTACGCAAAAGCTGATATTACAAAATTAAAGAGCCAGCTTGATGAAGTAAATAAGATTATTGCACAGGCTGAAAACAATGTTCGCATTGATGAACAGATTGCAGATATGCAACATAAACAGAGCGAGTATGGGCAAGCAAAGGCAGATGCCGAGAAGATTCTTTATCAGCTCAAAGAAGTTTCAAAGCGAAAGAATAAGTTACTTGTTGAGGAAATCAATCAGCATTTCGGTATTGTACGTTGGAAGTTGTTCGATTTCCAGAAAAACGGAGAATATAAGGAAGTTTGTATTCCTACAGTGATTGATGAAGAAACCGGCATTTATAAGGTATTCGGGGATACAACAAACACTGGCAGGGAAATTGAAGCGAAGATTGATATTTGCAACAGTTTTCAGAAGTTCTTTAATATGTATGTTCCGATTTTCCTTGATGGTGCAGAAAGTATCAATGACGAATATGTACCGGCTGTTGATACGCAGTTAATTCTTCTTACAGTATCAGAGGACAAACAATTGAAAGTGGAGGGTGTGTAGAATGTCAAGAGTAGGGACAAGCAACAACATCACGCAGCCAGATGCACGGTGTATGTCGTGCAAGCGTTGGAGGAACGCAAATAAAGGGTTTTGGGTAGGGGACGGACATTGTTCTCTTTCGTATTGCGAGAAAGATATGAGAAATAAAGGAAAGAGAGGTTACAGATAAATGCAGTATATCAAAGCGAAATTTCCAAACATCACAAGAAGCTACGTGTATCGCACCGAGGATTCCGTGAAAGCTGGTGATACGGTTGTAAATGCCAAGGGTGCAAAGCTGACGGTCACGGATGAAACCGTGGATATGAAGTGGGTGGATACCTACGGTGCTGATAAGATGGCGGTTGTGAAGAAATATGAAGAAAGTGAGGGATGTGCATGAAGCTGATTAGTAATGCAAAGTTTGGGGAACCGGTGGAAAGTGGAACGGTTTTCAGAACTCAAAGCCACGGAATTGACATTTGCATACATAAAATTTGCGGTTGCGGTGACGCGTGGTATCTTAATTGCAACGAATTGGGAATTGATAATCTACAGCTCAAGAGCGAAAATCTTTTCCGGTGTGTGGATGAAGCAAAGGAAATTCTCAAGAAACAATTAGAACTTTTAAATGAGCGGTTCAATAATTTTTACGAAGATAACGATGTTAAGATTTTAAGATATTAAGAAAGTGAGGAATAGATATGATTAAATCAGATTTTGGAACAATAGAAGTAGACGGAAGAGAGCCGGTTATCATGGCTGAATTTGAAACTCTTTTGGTAGCATTAAGGAGAGTTCTCGGAGAGGAGAAATACAACCGTGCTTTGCAGAGAGCAAATGAAAATGAGCTGTCCAAGAAGGATACAGAAACATTGAGAAGCGAAGAAAAAGAACGCATGGCAGAAGTTATCAAAGCTATTTTAAGTGGAATGGAGGATAAGTAATTATGGCAGAAAACACAGAATTAACAAAGGCAGAGGAAAAGACAGAGGTTGCAACACACAATAACAAGGTTACCGATTACAGCCTTGGAATTTTCGGAACATCCGACAATTTCATTATGGCTATGCAGATGGCAAAGGCGTTAGCCGAGTCAACAATAGTTCCGCAGACGTATCAGAAAAATCCATCTAACTGTTTGATCGCCATTGAGCAGGCGCAGAGAATGTGCATAAGCCCACTTATGGTTATGCAGAACCTTTTTCTGATACAGGGCAAGCCAAGCTGGAGCAGTAAGTTTTTGATCGCGTCTATCAATGCCAGCAACAAATTCGACACGGAGTTGCAGTACGACGAAACCAAGGACAAGAACGGAAAACCTTATTCTTGCACTGTGTGGACTATGAAAAATGGTCGAAGAATTGAGGGCATGGAAGTTAATATGCAGATGGCAGATGATGAAGGTTGGACGAAGAAGAACGGCAGCAAGTGGAAAACAATGCCGCAGTTAATGCTTCGTTATAGAGCAGCATCATTTTTCTCTAGCCTTAATTGCCCGGAGCTGACAATGGGACTTTATACCAAGGAAGAAATCGAGGATGGCGATTTCAAGGAATATCCGATGGAAGATTTGCAAGAGCAAGTCAAGCGTGATATTACGGAGAACGCCAACAGTGAGCCATTTGTTACGGCGGAACCTTGTTCAACCGAAAGTGCAGCAGTCAAGCCAGAGAAGGTAGCCGGAGAAGTTGCTGAGAATGACGAGAACGTACCGGACTTTATGAAAGATTAGGGAGGTTGCTATGAGAGTTATATCGCAGGACGGAACAATGGATGTACCATATGAAGTCAGTTCTTTAAATATGGTAGTCGGGAAATATGAAGATGTTGTAAATGCGGCTATTTATTGCTGCAACTCTTTTCGACAATAAGAATGGCTGAATATGGTTCCGAAGAAAAGGCAAAGAAAGCTATGGAAAGGCTTAGAAAAATATATGAAAATAATGTGTTTTATCATTGTACAGCCGGTTCAAAGAGTTTTGAAGAAGCACAGAGCATTTTGAGCGTGGAACAATTTCAGAAAGCTACAACAGAATATTTTCAGTTTCCGGCAGAGGAAGAATTGGAGTAGCCTATGAAATACTATTGGGTTCGCATCTATGATTACAAGGTAGACGATGAACTGAAAGAGTTTACAGATGATAACGTGTGGGATTCTCAAAAAGGCACTCTTCTTGATGAATATTATCTTTGCGGAGAAGATATGTCTCGTAGTGAAGCAAAGGACGAAGTAAAGAAGAAAAGCAGTATTTCAAGGTTTGCAAAGCCAAGAAAAGGTAGCGGAATATATGCTCTGGTTATGGAAAGCAACCAATTCTTCTATGAGCGATTCAATATTGAAGTTGATACAATCTGTTTTAACTGCCATAAGTCGATCAAAGGCAAACAAAAGGACTTTCCATACATTACGACAGATGGTGGAGAAAAATATTACTTTTGTTCTTATGATTGCCGAGCAAAAACCAGTAGCAAAATCAATCCCTACTACGAAGGAGAATTTCAAACCAGAGAGGGATATGAGAGTAACGGTGGCGTATATGGATATATCTATCATATTTACAACAGAAAGACTAATATGCACTACATAGGACAAACGGTATATATGCCATTCTTCCGGTGGCAGGAACACGTTAAGAGCGGTTTGAAAGGTAATATTACAGACCTTGTATTTGAGACCATTACAGAGGTTCGTGTTAAGTCACAGGAGTATCTGAACAACATTGAAGCATGGTGGATTAGGAAATACATTGATGAATATGGGCGAGACCGTGTTATGAATATTACAGTTCCAAAGATAACACTTGAGGACTTGGCAAAGGAATATTCAAAGATAGTTTCGGGACAGTTAAGTATTGAAACGGATGAAAGTGAGGTGGTTTAAATGCTTATGCGATGTTGCGGTTCATCATCAGCAGGCAACAGTTACGCTTTAATCAGCAGCAGTGGTGAGATTCTTGCCATTGAAGCAGGTGTGAAATTTATGGACTTTAAGAAAATGATTGATTGGAAAATAGCAAATGTTTCCGGATGCATTGTGAGCCACGAACACGGAGACCATGCACGATACATAAAAGATTTCATGCAGTCCGGTATTCCGGTTTACACGGCTTTTGAAACGCAGACCGCACTTGAAACCATAACCGGAGAACGTACAGCACCTATTCCACCGCGCAGAACACGGCAAATCGGCGGTTTTACAGTAACACCATTCAATGTACCGCATGGCACAGAAATCGAGTGCTATGGCTATTTAATCGAGCATGAGGAAATGGGCAAGCTGTTATTCTTGACCGACTTGGAATATTGCAGATATGACTTTTCCAGCATAAAGGTTGAGCATATCATGGTCGAAGCCAATTATAGCATGGACTTGGTAGACCGGAATACGCCAAATTATGAACACCGTTTGAGAGGTCATATGAGCCTTGATACGGCACTTAAATTTATTCAAACGAACGACAACCCAGCTTTACGAAATGTCGTTTTAATACACTTATCGGACACAAGCGGAGATCCCGCGTTATTCCTACAACGAACGAAAGAAACAATTAAATATGGAGCGAATGTTTATGTTGCAGAAAAAGGGTTAGAGGTTGATATGAACCTTTGTCCGTTCTGAAAGGAGAAAGCATGAAATTATACATTTACAGATTTTGGGGCGATGAATTTTCTTGTAGAGAAGTAGACGTAGAAGAAAAGCCAAAAACGTATATCATTACTGAAGAATCCGAATTTGAATATAAAGGACAGAGAATCCGCAAGGACGAAATTGGTGTGTTAAGCGGTTGCAGCCGGGATAGGGTCATTCTGACGGAGAAAAACAAGAAAAAAGCTGTTGAAATGCTTATTAGCAGGCAGGGCGCTATTGTTGAGAGTTGCCGAGTACGTCTTGAATATGAAGAGAAAAAACTTGAGACCATCAAAGCGGAACTTGAAAAAGAATAATTAGGTTGAAACACCTTGGCGAAAGCCTAAAAGAAACTATCTTGTTTGGCGAATAGTTATCACAAACCTTATTGAAAGCCATGTTTTGGCGGTGCGTTTACCGCACCGCCCTTACAAAAGATTGGAGGTAAAAATTGAAAATATGTGAATACTGTATGGCTGAATTTGAGCCGAAGCGACCAGATCAAAAATACTGCAGACCCAAATGTGCAAAAAGATACGCACAGTTTAAGAATTTTAAAAAGGCTGGAAGAATTGTGTATACAAGAATATGCCCGAAATGTGGCAGGCTGTTTATGACGATAGATGAACGCAAAGTTGATTGCCAAGACTGCATCGGCATTGACATTAAAGAACGATTGAGAAAGCCAAAGAAAAAGGATGATGCAATCAAGGCTGTGAATCATATGGCACGCGTCTCCGGAATGAGCTACGGAAAGTTTGTGGCTCAAATGAGCATGAAGCCATTGGAGAGGAAGTGATTGGATGGGATATAAACACGGATTATCAAATAAATGCGGTAGATTATATCCTCTGTGGAAAAGTATTAAATATCGTTGCTATTGCAAAACTTCTCGCGACTATAAAAATTACGGTGGAAGAGGGATTGCAATGTGTGATGAATGGAAGAATGATTTTCTAAGTTTCCACGATTGGGCAATCGCAAACGGGTATAAAGAGGAAAAGACGGATAAGGGATTGAACATTTTAACCATTGACAGAATTGATGTTAATGGGAATTACGAGCCTAGCAATTGCAGGTTTGTAACAAATGCAGAACAAGCTAAAAACAAAAGAAATAGCATTCCTTTAGAGGAAAAATTTTTAAAATGTCCTGTTTGCGGAAAGCAATTTGTGAAAAAGCAGAGAAATGGGCAAAAAACATGTAGTAATCACTGCGGAAGGATTCTTTATTACAGAGAGCATCCAAACACAAAAGACTATATGAAAATATGTCCTATTTGCAATAAATCATTTAACGCCAAAAGAGGAGGTCATTACAATGACGCAGTTTATTGCAGTAAAAAATGTAAAGATTTATCAGGTTCGCCTGTTTGGGAGCACAACGGACAAACCCATAGGGTTGTTGAGTGGGCTGAAATAGTAGGTATAAATGCACATTGCTTATTACATAGAAAGGATATGGGTTGGACTATCGAAGAGATATTAACAACGCCATTGAGAGGTAGAAGAAAATGCCGAATGTAAATTATAAGCAGCTATATGCAATAAAAAAGAACAACGAGAAACGGATATTAAGCATTTGTCCGGAAATGAAAAATCAGAGCGGAATTTATTTCTACACAAGGACTGATGAAAACGGTATATCTTACTTTTATATCGGTCAGAGCGTTGACTGCCTAGAGAGAAATATTTCACATTTATCCGGTTTTCAGCACATAGATCTTTCGATTAAAAAAAGAGGATTTTATAGTGAAGAAAATCCGTATGGGTGGAAATTGGATTTTATCCATTATCCGAGAGAGAAGCTTGATGAAATGGAACAATATTGGATTTTGGAATATACAAAGAAAGGTTATCAATGCCGTTACAACAAAACGGCTGGCGGTCAAGGCGCAGGAAAAGGAAAGATAAACGAATTTAAACCGGCAAAAGGCTATTATGACGGCATTAAGCAAGGCAAAAAGAGTCTTGCCAAGGAATTATCGCATATCGCTGAAAAGCACCTTGAAATCCGTTTGAAGCCGGAGAAACAGGGTAACAAAGTTTCTGAAAAACAGTATGAGAAGTTTATGTCTTTGATTTCTGAAAATACATATGAGGAGAGTGATTAAATGGCAGAAGTCAAGTGGATTAAAATCACAACAGATGTCTTTGATGATGAAAAGATTCTGCTGATTGAGAGTATGCCGAGTGCAGATAGCATCATTACGATTTGGTTCAAACTTCTTATTCTTGCCGGAAAACAGAATAACAACGGTGTGTTTATGATGAGCAACAAGTTACCGTTCACGGATGAAATGCTTGCCACCATTTTCCGCAGAGATTTGAACACGGTAAGGCTTGCGCTTAAGACCTTTGAAGAGTTTGGGATGATTGAAGTTGTTGACAATGTGATAACGATTCCGAATTGGAATAAGCATCAAACGCTTGACGCTTATGAGAAGAAAAAGGAACGTGACAGGCTTTATCAGCAGAACCGGAGAAAGAAGCAAAAGAACCTAATTGAGCAAAAATCGCTCGATAAATCGTCTGACGTCGCTGTTTCAGATAAAGAAGAAGAAAAAGAAGAAGATAAAGAGAAAGAAAATATAAAAGAAAATTCTCTGTCGACCGATTCTAAAGAGCCATTTGATTTTGACGATGCTTGGAAAAAGACTTTTGATATATACCCCAAGAAAACAGCGTACAGTACCTCTAAAACAACTTGGATGGATAAAGTGCTAGAAGTTATCGAAGAGAACCAACCGGACATTGCACGGCTGTTATACAAAGCCACAGAAGCATATTTGAGTGACTATCAAGAAAAGAATCCAGATGATACGGATTTTCGGTACATTCCAAAATATGTTGATTGGCTGAAAAATGATTGCGATTATTGGCTGCAGATCGCGGAGAAACGAGGTGATTGCATTTGACAGAAGCAGAGTTCGGAGTGATCGGGTGCATATTGATTGACAATGATGTGCTAAATAACATCTGGAGAACGCTGAAACCGGAAATGTTTAGTTCTGATTTCGCGCAGGACGCATACAAGGAAATGCTTGCCATGTATGACCGGAATGAAAGCATTGACCCAATGTCTTTATCAATGGCACTTGAGAACCACAAATACACCCAGGAGCAGATTAGCGAATTGATGAAATCCTGTATTACCGGAACAATCACTTCAACCATGGTTAAAAGTTATGCCGATGCGGTTGTGAAAGAATACAAAGTAAGAACGGTTCGTGACATGTATCAGAAATCCAGCTTAAAGTCGTGCGACATTGATGATACAATCAGCGATCTTCTTACAAGACTTGAACATTTGCAAGAGGGCAAGGAAGTAAAGCTAAAACCAATGAAGCAGATTGCAGTTGAGAATAAAGACAAATATTTCAACGAAAGTGTTGGAGAGGGTGGTATAAAAATCGGGTTATCGCAACTTGATGATGCACTTGGAGATCTTGAACGCGGTGACGTAACAGTAATTGCCGCAAGACCGGCAGTCGGAAAATCCGCACTTACAACGCAGATTATTGGGAATATGTCAAAAAAAGGACTTAAAGTCGCATATTTCAACTTGGAGATGATCGATAAACAGGTGTATGAGCGATTTATTTCAAGACTTGCGGAAATCAGCTTAACGAGAATCAGAAGGGCAAAAGCGTTTCTTGGTGATGAACAGGAAAAATTTAACCAAGCAAACGAAGAAATGAGTAATTATCAATTATGGGTTGCGTCCGGCACTGTATCTCCGAGAGAAATCAAGGCAGAATGTAGACACCAAGATTTCGATGTAATTGTTGTTGATTACTTGCAATTGCTTATGCCGGATAACAGATATTCCGGAAGAAATGAAGAAGTAGGATCAATTTCAAGAGGTTTAAAATCGGTTGCAAGAGACTTAAATACACATGTAATAGCACTTTCACAGATAACAAGAGCTTCCGAAAGTAGAGATACAAAAGAGCCTACCATGGCAGAGTTGAGGGAATCCGGGGCAATCGAACAGGATGCGTCAAACATAATTATGCTGTGGAATCTGTCAGAGGATAAGGAAATCAAGGGCGCAAAGGTGGAGAAGAACAGACAGGGAATGACAATGCGTGAAGCAATGGAGTTTGATGGAGATCACATGAAATTCGTTGAAATCGACAAGCCATTTGATGATGTTGTTGCGGAAATAAAAAAGAAAGAACGTGGCGATGGATTCAAGCCATACAATGGCAATTGTCCGTTTTAGAGGTAGCAGCTATGGCAAGTACAAAAATCGAAAAAGGTTCGGAAGAATGGCAAGTATTTATGGATTATTGGCAATTCATTCAGAAATACTATTCCCCGGACAACTCTGATTCTTGGTGGGATGAAGTTGTAAAAGCCGGAGAATCATTGATAAACAAATACAAAGGAATGGAGATTGAAGAGCGCGCAAGACAGCTTGTATTGAGTCATTTTGCATGGTTGGAAATCACATACAGAAAGGAGAAAGCAAAGAAATGAGCAACGCGTTGAGACGGAAGAAAAAGCCAACATTTTACACAAAACAGGAAATGCGGATTATCAGGCGAAATGATTTTGAAAAGAGAAATGCTGATAAGGTTATATCAAAATCGTACAAAGATTTTGTCGTGATTGGGTACATAATTTTGCATGACAAATTCGGTTTCGGGCAGACAAGAATCATCCGGTTGCAGGATTTTTTGAAATCTTACTTAGATGAAGCATCGTCCGGCGGAAATACTGGAAAGGACTTGTCTGTTTATCTGAAAAGTAAATACGGAATCGACATCAAAGAAGAAGTCGGAAAAATTCCACAGAGACAGTTAATGAACCTGTACGCAAAGAAAGCTTTCTGCATCGAGCGTGAAGCATACAGGCTTTCCAGTGCATCTTTGTTTAACTATTTTGCACTGACACTTACTATTCTGAAAAATGAATTTAAGATAACAGCGAAACAGTTGCAATATTTCACGGAAAAATTCATCGACTACATTGATACACTGGCTAATTACAAGCAGTTTCAGTTGACGGTGCCGATGATAGCACAGAGTTTGGCGGATGAGATTAAGTTTGTATGCGATTTGGAGGTTTAATATGACGAATAAAGAAAAATATGGGAATGAGATTATAGAACTTGCGACAAGAACAGCACTGTTTGGATTAAAAAATGGAGAACCTGCACTTTGTAAAGAAATTAAATGTGAAGATTGTAATTTTTATAAATCAGATTATTCGTGCGAAGGTAGTGCGTATGGTTTTCGCAAATGGCTTAATTCAGAATATGTTGAGCCACCTGTTGATTGGAGTAAAGTTCCGGTCGATACGCCGATTTTGGTAAGAGATAGCGAAGAAGAAGCGTGGAAAAAAAGACATTTTGCAAAATACGAGAACGGAATAGTGTACGCATGGAGTGGAGGAACGACACATTGGAGCGTGCGCAGAAGTAGCAATATAAGCGATTGGAAAATGGCAAAGTTGGCAGAAAGTGAGGAATAGACATGGAGAGATTAACAGAACGAACAGCTGTTGGAATCTTGGTAAAGGAAAATTACGAGAAAAAATCCTTAAAAACCTTGTATTCGTGCTATGGCGAAAATCCTAATCCATATTATTCCAACTGTGAAGAAGGTTATTGTGCAATGGAGAAGTTAGCGGATTACGAGGATGCAGAGGAACAGGGCAGGCTTTTCAAGTTGCCTTGTATGGATAAATTTCTTGAAAGTGTAAGCAATCAAGACTTTGATGGAAGAATATCGGAAGTTGTTGAAATGCTTGAGGAAAAACAGCTCTACGGAACTATCAGTTTGATAAAAGATTTGAAATATTATCTTGACTTAGCCATAGAAGAAAAAGCACACACTTGTAACTGCCAGCACAACAGCAATTCAATAGATAATGAGTCTTGTTGCAGATGTGATAGCAAACAGACCAATGCCGACAGGATAAGGAATATGCCGGGTGAAGAGTTAGCGGATACATTATTTAATAGTTGCCTTGAAGTTATGCATATAGACGAGTGCCCTTACGCAGATAATGTAGGGGAGTGCAAGAAATGCCTATTAGATTGGCTTCAATCAGAAGCGGAATAGGAGAGAATATGGAAGATAGATATTTATTCCGCGCAAAGCGGATTGATACCGGCGAATGGGTGGAAGGATATCTGTCATACCCATTTTGCACGAAAAAGGGCAACGAAAGTTATTATTTCTACACAAAGGATAGTTTGGGTTTCTTCTGTCGTTGTGTTGTAGATGCATCAACTATCTGCCGGTGCACTGGACGGACAGATCGAGATGAGAAATTGATATTTGAACACGATGTAATTGTTTATCTTGACACATATAGCACAGAAAGCGGATATGCAGAAGCAGATTGTGCCGGTGAAGTTTTGTGGGATGAAGAAACATTGTCTTTCCAAGTTACAAACAGATTATCTGCTGAAAGCTATGAGGTTTTGGATGAATGTAGTGTTGTCGGCAACAAATTTGACAATCCGGAATTGTTGGAGGTGTAACTATGACGGAGAATGAAGCAATCGAATTTATGAAAAGATATTTAGATGCTGATTGCTATACAGATAAATGCGTAAATGCGCACAATATGGCAATCAATGCACTTGAAGAAGTACAGCAGTACCGAGCAATCGGCACAATTGAGGAATGCCGGGCGGCTGTGGAACGTCAGAATCCGAGAGCTGCTATTACTGAAAAAGAAGATAATGGGATTAAAAAATATACATGTTATGCATGCGGTAGGTACATGGGTTGGTCAACTGGAACACTTCCTGCTCGTTATTGCTGGAAATGTGGTCAGAAATTGGATTGGGGTGATGAAGAATGGGTTAAAGACTTAAGCCATGCCCGCTTCGGGAACTGCCGGATGAAAAATGTGGCGCATGGACAGATGGAATGATTACGGCATATAACAAATATTTAAGCGAAGTTTTAGAAAGAAAGGAATAACGAATCCTCGGTAAACCGAGGTTGTGATTTATAGGTGTTAAAGAAATTGCATAAAGTCTGTGATAGTAGCGTTGACTACTCGATATAGGGTAAATTTGAAGTTGCGCACATATAGCATATTTGACTTATGTGAGTTTCAGGCGGTCAGCATGGGAAGCCGATACGGACTATCCACGATACATGGATTTGTAGCGTGGTGTTATGGAAAAATTAAAAGTATGTTGGGTAAGTGCAGGTATCAGCAGTTTTATGGCTGGATATTTAGCAGGAGATGTTGATGAATGGATTTACATTGACATTGCCGACCAACATGAGGACAGTATCAGATTTATCAAAGATTGCGAGAAAACAATCGGAAAGAAAATCAAAATGCTGAAATCAAGTGAGTACGGATGTGTAGAGGATTGCGTGAGGACATTCGGAGGATTCAGAAGTCCGGCAAATGGATTTGCACCCTGCACGAACTGGCTCAAAAAGAGAGTGAGAAAAGAGTGGGAGGAACGACATAAGGATTGTGAATTGATTTACGTCTGGGGATTCGACCTTAAGGAAAAGAACCGGGCAGAGCGGACGATTGAAGCAAATCCGCAAGCCGCACACGAATTTCCACTGATTGACAAAAACCTCTCAAAAGAAGAGGTACATGGATTGTTTGAACGGACTTTTGATTTTGCCCGACCTCGGATGTATGAACTTGGCTATCCGAACAACAACTGTATCGGATGCGTCAAAGGCGGTATGGGATATTGGAATCGAATCAGAAAAGATTTCCCGGAAGTATTCGAAAGTCGGGCGAAGTTGGAAAGAGAAGTCGGACACTCCATGTTGAAAGACAAAAACGGACCGGTATATCTGGATGAGTTAGATCCTGATCGGGGAGATATGAATACAGAGATCATGCCGGAATGTGGAATTATGTGTTATTTAAGCTTGAATTAAAAATTATCAGAAAGGAATAGGTTGTGCGCACATAAAACCGAGGTTTCCTTTTGGTAGATTTAGAATGTATAAAAAGAAGATTAAATGTGAGATTTATCGTGATTCTATGCAGAATTACAAGAAATATGCAATACCGCCAGCACAGTTGATTATAGCTGATGTTCCTTATAATGTTGGGAACAACTTCTATGGCAGTAACCCTATGTGGTATAACGGTGGCGATAACAAAAACGGAAAGAGCAAACTTGCGAAAAAAGCGGCTTTCAATTCGGATTTTAACTTTAATTTGTATGAATACTTCCATTTTTGTTCAAAAATGTTGAAAAAAGAGGACACAAAGCCTATCGCAATGGGCAGAAGTAGTAATAGTCCTTGCATGATTGTGTTTTGCGCATTTGAGCAGTTGTCAACATTGATTGCGTCGGCGAAAAAACATGGATTCGTTAATTACATACCGCTTGTATTCTGTAAAAATTACAGTCCACAGGTACTTAAAGCTAATATGCGTATCGTAGGTGCTACGGAATATGCACTCGTACTGTACCGAAATAAGTTACCGAAATTCAGAAACGGCTTGCAGATTGATGAAAACGGAAAGAATATCAGAGGTACAGGACACATGATTTTCAATTGGTTTACTTGGGAGAAAGACGGAAAAGATATACCGAAGATTCATCCAACGCAAAAGCCGGTAGCAGTCCTTAAAAAGCTGATTGAGATTTTTACAGACGAGGGAGACGTTATTATTGACCCTTGTTGCGGTAGCGGTAGCACGCTAAGAGCCGCCGCAGAACTTGGCAGAAGTGCATACGGATTCGAGATTGACAGAAACTTTTACGAGCGTGCTAAAAATGAAATGCTTGTATTTCCGAAAGACCCACAAATGAATATAAGTGATTTTATATAAAGGAGCGCAAAATGTTAGATTTTGGATATTACAACATGGATTGTATACAAGGAATGAAAGAATTTCCCGACAAATATTTTGACCTTGCGATTGTTGACCCACCTTATGGAATTGGAGAAAACGGAGATAAAAACCATACAAGATGCAAACTAGCGAAATCAAAGGATTACAAGGCTTTTAGCGGAATGGATTTAAAGCCACCAAACGAAAAATATTTTGATGAACTTTTTAGAGTTTCAAAAAATCAAATTATATGGGGTGCAAATCATTTTATCAGCAAAATGCCGTTTGATAGTAGTTGTTGGATTGTTTGGGATAAAGATAATGGAGATAACGATTTTGCTGATTGTGAGCTTGCATGGACTTCGTTCGGTACTGCAGTAAGGAAGATTAAATATAGGTGGAACGGAATGCTTCAGCAAAACATGAAGCATAAAGAAAATCGTATACACCCAACACAAAAGCCTGTCGCACTATATGAATGGCTTCTTAACCGGTATGCAAAGCCAAATGACATTATACTTGATACTCATGTAGGAAGTGCTAGCAGTCTGATAGCTTGCTATAACACAAATCATAAATTTGTCGGGTTTGAGCTTGACGAATACTATTACAAGGTATCAAAGCAGAGACTAGATACCGAAATGGCACAAATGAGATTAAGTGATTATATTTAACAGGAGAAATGGCTTATGAAATTTACAAAATTCATTAAGCCAGAACTTGAACACATTAAAGAAAATGCCAATTTCACGGAAGAAGAGGAGAGGATTTTCTCTCTTCTTTGCCGTGGATATTCTCAAAAACAAATTTCAACAAAAGAAAATGCGTCTTTAAGGACGATAGAGTATAGAGTTCGTGGGATAAAAGACAAAATTGAAAGGATAATTTGATGAATTGCAGGAAAACGAAGTATTGAAATACGCTATCGAAAATGGTATTCTCAACATGGCGCTTGTGCAAGAACAAGTTGAAATGAACAAGAGAGAAAAGATACTAAAGAAACACCCATATGATATATGGGAAGGGAAAGATGGGTATTGGAGAACCTATATTCCATGCAAGGAGAAAGGGAGAAAGCTACTTAAGAAAAAAGATAGGGTCGATATTGAAAATGAGGTTATCGATTATTTACAGATTCAAGAAGAAAATCCAACCATTGATGAAGTGTTTGAAGAGTGGAACGACAGGCGGTTGGCGCTGAACAAAATTGGAAATGCGACACACCAAAGAAATCGAAACTTTTATCAAAGGCACTTTAAACAAATGGGTAAAAGACGCATAAAATCAGTGTCGGAAGATGAATGGGGAGATTTTCTCGAAGAACAGATTCCGAAATTTGATTTGACCGCAAAGGCTTTTTCTGGATTGAAAGGAATAACCAAAGGGTTTCTGAAACGAGCCAAGAAACGGAAACTGATTGATTTTAATGTCGAAGAATTGTTCGGGGAACTTGATACATCGGATTCTGATTTTAAGCGAACTATCAAGGAAGATTACGAAGAGGTTTTTGACGAGAATGAAACTGATATCATGATTAAATATTTGGAATGCAACCTTGATTTATCGAACATAGCCATACTGCTTATGTTTGTGACCGGAATGAGAATCGGAGAGGTTGTATGTCTAAAGCATGATGATTTTGACGGAAATACGGTCAAGGTTCGGCGAACCGAAACAAGGTATCGTGGAGAGGACGATGCAAAATATACGGTTGCGATAAAGGATTTCCCAAAGACGAGAGCTGGGGCGAGAACAATTATCATCCCAAAGGACTACGAGTGGTTGTGTGATAGGATCAGAAAAACGAATCCATTTGAAGAATTTGTGTTCATTAAAGAAAATGGAGAGCGCTTGAATGCGAATTGTGTAAGAATGCGATTACAGAGATTGTGCGATAAGTTAGGAATCTATCGAAAGTCTCCACATAAGATCCGAAAGACATACGGAACCATCCTTCTTGACAACAATATTGACGAGCGGTTGATCCTTGGTCAGATGGGGCACGCAAGCCTAGGAACTACAGAGGAACATTACCACAGAAACCGCAGATCTATCGAGAAAAAGTCAGATATTTTAAGTAGTATACCAGACTTCAAAGCACGAACAAGTTAGTCGTTTGATTACTATTTTGAAAAAAGTAATCAAAAGTAATCAAAGTAAAAACGCTACAAGCCGCATAAACACTGAAAAGTTGATGCTTTGTGCAAGGGTTCGAGTCCCCTTATTGGCTTTCAGAAAACCGCATAAAATCAAGGTTTTCTATAGATTAGGGGAAAGAGAGTAATCAAAAAGTAATCAAAAGGTAATCAAAAAAGGCTCGGAAGCCTTGATTATACTAAAGAAAGGAGTTTCTTGTACAAGTGCTAAAAGTTAATTGAATATGATTACTATGGAAGTTTGGACGCATTGAGCGTCTTTTTTTATGCGGTTTTTCTGCTTATTTTTTGCGGAAGAACCGTATTTTTTTATGCAAAAATATAAGCATAGGAGGGATGCGGAATGTTATTTACGGATGAAATTCTTGAAAAAATCTTAACAAGAGAAGATGTTTCAAAGGTTCCGCTTGTGTATCAGTCAGCAATGATACACGCAATCAAGGAAGTATTGGAGGAAGAGAATGTATCAGATGCAAAATCAGAATATGGCATTTAACCCAAACCCAAGCTATGCCGCATATCAGTACAACCCAATGCAGAGGTTTCAACAGCCAGAGCCACAGATTCCGCAGATGCAACCGCAGTTTCTTGGAATCCAAGGAAAAGTAGTGCAGTCGGAATCGGCAATCATGGCAAATGATGTGCCTATGGATGGAAGCGTTGCGTTTTTCCCAATGCAGGACATGAGCGCAATCGTAGCAAAACAATGGGATGCCAACGGAACAATCAGAAAGACCGTTTACAAGCCTTTTAATGAGCAGATGGCAGATTCTTCAAGCGATGATAAAAGAATTGAAATAGGGCTGTCTGACGATGCGACAAGGGCTATTACTGACAAATTGGATTGCTTGTTTGGAAAGATGGAAGAGTTGGAAGATAAGCTATCTTCGCAAACGCAAAGAAAATCTTCACGAACACAAAAGGAGAGTGAGTCTTAATGAATCCTATGCAGATGTTACAGGGAATGAGAAACCCACAGCAGTTTTTACAACAAATGATGGGGAATAACAGCGTAATGAGCAACCCTATGGCACGCAATGCTATGCAAATGGCGCAGAAGGGAGATTCCAAGGGCATCGAGCAGATGGCTAGGAATTTGTGCAAAGAAAAGGGAATTGACGCAGACAAGGCTTTTGAGTCGTTTAAAAGCAAATTAGGAATGTGATACTAATTCTTGCAAGATTATGTATATAAAAATGAATTATGGAGGTAAATTCTATGTTTAACACAGGTAATTGTGCATCCGTTCCGCTCGTAGCAAACATTGACGGAAACGGAAATAACAATGGATGGGGCGCAGAAGGCTCATGGTTATGGTTCATTATCGTTATCTTCGCTATCTTCGGATGGGGTGGATTCGGTAACGGATTCGGAGGAAACGGAATGAATGGTGGTGTCGGAAGCGAAATTCAGCGCGGATTTGATAATCAGGCGGTTGTGTCAAAACTTGATGGCATTACAAACGGACTTTGTGACGGATTCTATGCAGTGCAAACAGGCATGAATGGCATCAACACAAACATTTTGCAGACCGGATTCGGCATCCAGCAGGCTATCAATGCTGATACAGTCGCTAACATGCAGAATACAAACGCATTACAGTCACAGCTCGCAAACTGCTGCTGCGAAACAAGAGAAGCTATCCAAGGCGTAAACTACAACATGGCAACTAACACTTGCGCGTTGCAGAACACCATGAACAGCAACACGAGAGACATTATCGACAGTCAGAATGCAGGAACACGCGCTATTCTCGATTATCTATGCAATGAAAAAATTTCTTCCTTACAGGCAGAAAATAATGATCTGCGTAGAGCAGCTTCACAGGATCGTCAGAGTGCATTACTTACAACTCAGATGGCAGCTCAGACACAGCAGATTATCAATGCAGTAAATCCGTCTGCTATCCCGGCATATGTTGTACCTAACCCAAATGCTTATGCATATGGATGCGGATGCAACACCGGTTGTGGCTGCTAAAACTAAATAATTGAGTATCTTAATTGAGTTTAACTCGATCATGTCTGCTAAGCAGTATTACTTATAACCAAAGGGCAGACTGTAATGTTTGCCCTTATTTTATGGAAGAGAGGTAAAAATAATGGAAGTAACAGGAATTGCATTACAAACCGTTGCCGCTGGAGAAGATGTGGTATTTACAGAAACAGCGGTAAATGGAACAAAATGTATCGTACACAGACAGGGAAGTGGAATTATCAAGCTAAGAGGTATCACAAATCAGTGCAAAGCGAGATTCCTTGTGTCGTATTCCGGCAACATTCAGATCCCGACAGGAGGAACAGTCGGAGAGATTTCTCTTGCAATCGCGGTTGATGGAGAACCTTTGCAGTCAACAAAGATGATCGTAACCCCTGCGGCAGTTGAGAATTTCTTTAATGTATCAGCACAGGCATATGTTGATGTACCTTGCGGTTGTTGCAGTACCGTAGCCGTGCAGAATACGTCCGCGCAGGCTATCGAGGTGCAGAACAGTAATTTGATTGCAGTAAGGGAGGCTTGATATTATGCATAAATTTGCGAAACAGATTATGGATTGCGTGAAAGCCCACGTTGACGGCATCGGAATCGAGAATTTTGAAGGACAAAACCTTGATGATCTCAAGGATTGGACAGAGATTGCAAAGAATATCGTATGCTTTGACAAAGACTATAACATTGTTGAAGCAATGAAAAAGTCTGAAAATAACGAGGATATTATGCGTATGCTTGAACAGTACGAGGATTATCCAGACAGAAGATTTTACGACCATTACCGCTATGCAAATGGCAGATTCGCACCGAAAGGACGTGGAACACGCAGAGGATATGTAGAACCTCCATATTATCATCAGATGCCGGAAGATTACCGGGAATGGGAAAATATGTCGGATGCAGAGCGAATGAGAGACCTTGACAGAATGAGTATGGGAAAGATGTATTATTCAGAGCCTATGAGCGGAAATAACGGCATGAGTACCGGTACTCACGATGCAAGAGAGGGCAGAGCCGGTATGAGCCGGAGAAGCTACATGGAGACAAAGGAAATGCATAACGGAAATTCACCGGAAGATAAGGACGCAAAGATGAAAGAACTCGAAAAGTACATGAAATCTCTTTCTGAAGATGTGACCGAACTGTTTTCCGGTATGTCCCCAGAAGAGAAACAGTTGACCAAGACAAAGCTGACTACGCTTGTCACGAAAATGTAATAGAGAGGGCATTTTGCCCTCTTTGTTTGCGAGGTGGTAAATTGTTCACGATAAACAATGAAATGTGGAATTTGGTCAAAGTATCGCGTTACAGCGATATGCTACAGAGAAGTGATGGGAGCAGAACAGTAGGCATGACCGACAGGAACACGAAAACAATATATCTTTCGGATGATTTACGCGGAAGGTTCCTTGACCGTGTGTTATGTCACGAATTATGTCATGCGTTTTGTCTTTCGTATAATGTATACATGGATATTGATACAGAGGAAATTGTAGCAGACTTCTTGGCTACATACGGAAGAGAAGTATTTGAAATAGCAGACAGACTATTGATTGAACTTATGGAGGTTGCATAATGGATAAAATTTCAGAACTCTTACAGTACGTGCACCGGACGAATCCGGAAATGACTAGGGAAAGGCTGATAGAAGAGTTGAGTAAAAGTGATTATGCGGCGCGGTCTTTGATTTTTACGAAAGAAAATTTTCTCCGCGCCCCAAAAAATATTTCGTAATTTTTTTGTACCCCCCTGGGGTAGCGTTTTTGGGGTCAAGATTCCATTTTTACGGATTCCCAAAAACGTGTAACAAACGTGCAATTATCTGCGATATTCCGCAAATAACACAAATACACTATATTTTATGCCATATATAAATAATTCATTGATGATATTTGATAATATTGCCGATCACAGGCAAACGCCAAAAGACGCTTGCCCGGCTATAGTTACAATCTAGCATAGACCGCATTTTACCACTTGTCAAGATAGTTTTCCCCATCGTACCGGCTGTAAGTGTGTGTTACGCTTTCCGGTCTTTGTGTGATCTGCAACCAGTCGCCGCCACGCTGGGCGGTTATTTTGATTTTTGCAGACTCCACCCATTCCACACCCTCATATTTCGAGTAGCCGCACGTTTTTCCGGATATTTCCATATAACCAAGGGCACGCACGCGGCGCATGATTTCCCTTTTCCCGATATACTCATATTTTCCCATCTTTCCCACCTCCTTATATTGTGTTTATTTGTCAATTTGCGCATGGAAACCGATTTCCATGTAGTCCGCGCTCCCGGAATCGAACCGGAACGGATGCACCAAGCACGCGAAAAAGGCGGAATGGTACCGCCTTAAATTACAACAAAATCCCCTTGAAATCCTGTTGTTACGATCATTTTTCCGTCAGATCTGCGGTACACAACGCCGCATCCGTCCGCAAAAGTTGACCACACGAGCCATCCGGGCGGTGTGAGGTTTTCACCGGTTTTATAATCCAGGAATGAGTAACGCGGAATAACGCCACTTTTTTCTTGATCTAGCGCGTTGTTAATTGCTTGCGATTCTGTCACAAGCACAACGCCGTTTTTTGCGTGCAAAACATAGTTATTTTCATTCATTTTTTATTTCTCCTTTTCAATTTCATAAAACCGCCGCCGGTAGTGATCCGGCGGGCATCCTCTGCGGCGGCTAATTCAAACAGTTTTCAATATTTTTCGCAAGGTGCGGAAAGGCTTTTTCTATGTCTTGTACGCTGTCGGCGTAATAATCACCAACAATTTTCCCGAAAATGCGAAGATTTCCGGAATAAAACCCGCCTAAATCATTAAAATATATGTCTAATCCTGTCACCTGTTCCGGCTTGTCACCATACCACATATCAATATTTGTTTTTCCCATTTTCAAGTCCTCCATATTCAAATTTTTCCAGTTTCCCGGTAAAAGCAAGCCGGGGAATCGAACCCCGGAAGCGCCAACCTTGCTAATTAATTATTTTGCTTTTGCAGCGTGTTTTGTAAGCTCTCTGTAAAGCAGATTACATGCTGTCGCTTCTGCCTTATCCTCTGTATATCTGCCTTTTTCCTCTTCTGTCTCGTCTAAAATATCAGCAAGCCAATCAACGGCAGAGCCAAGAAAAATATCATCAGAAATAGGGAAAGCTGTAGGAAGTCCTGCCATCCAGTCGCAAAACAAAGAATATTTACTAATTCTTCCGGCTCTATACTGACAATCATATTTAACTTTCTCGTTCTCAAAAGCCGTTAAAATGTCTTTGCATATGTCGTTGTAGTCTGTCTTTGCTTCCTTGTTGTCATATGTGTAATATTCCTCTGCTGCTTCGTAACTCTCCATGATTGCGTTTTTAATTGCTTCCATTGTTTCTTTGCTGTTTGTTCTTCTCATTTCTTTTTACCTGTGCTATAATATAGCTACCTTTCTTTTTTGATTGGTGGCGGTTCGTTCTTGGTAGGAGTGACCGCCTTTTTTGTTTTCTGTGCTTCATTTGATGCTTGTATCATATCACTAAATTTAGTGACAGTCAATAGTAAATATCACTTTTTTTAGAAATATTTTTCTTGACTTTTCCAGATAGGAAAAGTATGATTGATTTAAGAAAATCTATATAGAAAGGAAGGTACGCAATGCTAAAATACAGATTTGATGTAGGGGACGCGTTGGAGCGCATCGGCTTTAACTCCTACATGGCTAAAACAAGCGGATTGTTAAGTCAAGAAACGCTCAAAAAAATAAAACGTGAGGACACAAATATAAATGCAAAGAGCATTAATAATCTTTGTCTGCTTTTGGATATGCAGCCGAAAGACATCTTTATATATGTAGAGAGTCCGGAAGATTTGGAACTGAAAAAGAAATTGCAAAAAAAAT